TTAAAGCCCAAGCCGGGAATTCAACATAGAAACCTGGTCGCCGTTCATCTCTTCTATCCATGTACTATAAACGTCGTACACCATTTGCGCGTTTTCATGCCCCATCTGATTGGCTATAAAAGACGGGTTTGCGCCAGCCGTCAGGAGCCAGCAGGCAAAAGTATGCCGCGTATGGTACGGATTCCTGCGGCGAATGCCAGCGCGTTTTACTGCAGCTTCCCATCTGCTGCCTATGCTGCTGTGCGAGTAGCAGGGTTTTTGCTCGCCTTTTCGTCTCCGCGGCATGAAAACAAATCGCAAATTCTGTTCCTCGCTTGAGCCGTATTCCCTGTGGTGAAACGTGATAGTGGATACCGGATGTCCAGCTGTCAGTTCATGCTGCGCTTTCAGCGCGTCCAGGGCAGGGCCGAGCAATTGTATCGTCCGGTTTCCTGCCGCTGTTTTTGGTGGGCCGAACATGCCGTTTGCTGTCAGATTCCGGCAAACGTGTATCACGCCCTTATCCAGATCGACATCTTCCCATGCCAGAGCCGCCAGCTCACCATGCCGCACACCAGAATAGACGGCGAATTTCCACATGTTCTGGCTTTGGCCTCGTTCACTTGCCATGAGGGCTGCAAATTCCTCTCTTGTAAGTGGGTCAGGCTTAACCCTTGTTTTACGCAGGCTTTTTACGCTCTCAAATGGTTTATGTTGGATAAAACCCGACATGTACGCAAAATTCAGAATTGAGCACAGTAAAGAAACATAATTGTTGACAGTCGAAACTGTTCTGCCTTTTTTATTTTTACGCTTGTTTTTTGAATAGAAGGTTTCTCCTGTTAGCAATTCGTTTCTACAATTAAGAACGTCACTATATCCAATAGCAGTGAGCATAGTGTTTCCGTTCATGATTTTTATTATTGTATCAATCTGGGATTTTGTTTTCTTTAGAGTATTGGCGCTGATTTCAGTTTCTTTAATTTTAAGCCATAGTTCACACAGTTCATGAAATGTGCTCACCTGTAACGTGGTGTTAATCGCTACCGCCTTTTTGGATGATGGGAATCGACGACCATAATCAAATTCCCCCATGCTTATTTCACTGGTAATTACCGCTCTTAAATTTCCAGCTTTCTTTATATTTGAGGGGCTTACAATCCACCCCTTTAACACCTCACGGCAGCGCTTACCTTTATACATAAACCAGACGCATATTCTGTTACCACGAATCTCTACGCCTGTAGGTAGTGTTGCCATTTCACGAATCCTGGATAAATTTATTTATTTCCGGATAGTTGTACCAGGTAGTTCCACGCAAAGTTTTTTCGCCAGAAGGGGAAACTCTTTTAAAGTGCACTCCCTCTATCCAGGCTCCTTGTCGGTAACTTTCAATCTGCCGGGCTCCAAGGCCAGTTCGCGCCATCAGAGCCTTTTCAACCATCCACTCTTCATTAAAAATAATCTGCGCCATATAAACCTCTCTGGCGACATGCCGATTATAAGCATGTCCGCCTCAGTGGATTGATAATTCGTTATCAGGCTACCTGCCCTGGTAAGGAACGCAGTCGGCGCATGCCGATCATTGCTGTGGCCACGTAACTCGATTTTCTGTTCACCACCTCCACCCAGACCTTTACTCCTTCAATCTGCACCGTATATGTCTCTTTCATTTGGTTGCGTCCGTAATCGCCGTAACGTTCAACATGCTTAGCCAGTGCCGCATCACAGGCCTGGCGGCCCAGCGGTGATTGTTTGCTTCGGTTAATCAGTCGCATATTCACCTCACACAAAAACATCAACTGGATCGCCAGCTGCGCGCGCGTTGTCGTTCGCTTCCCGGCGGAGGCCGAGAACATAGCCAACGGGATCCCAACTGGACAGAATTGCATTGAGCTCTTTATGGCTGTGCCCGGTTGTCAGGCGCTTTTTAAGCTCGGTGGCGCAGGCGCGCACATTCGCCCGGGTGGGGCCGGCCATCTTCATGCACAAGCACAAAGTCAGAAGCAGATCCGAATATTCGTCGGCGGCTGCGCGCAATGCTGCCGGGTCGATGCTGGCTTCCAGCTCAGGTAATCGATGTTTAAGACTCATGCTGTCAGCTCCTCAATTCGTTTGAACTCAATAACCCAAACCCACGGATTGGAATTCCAGGATTCGTCGCCGTAGATTGACGCCCACAGGCGCGCGAACACATCAGCTACACAGTCGCCACTCTTCATGTCGGCGGTACTGCACCCTTCGCGTATCGCATCGCCGTCACTGATGCTCTTCAGTCGTTCAACCCGCACGTTGGTGATTTCCAGAAGAATGCGGCTGGCCCAGCGCGGCATGTGGATAGATGGTCGCCAGCAGCAATGCAGTTCATCATCTGCATCGTAAAACTCTGGCGCTGGCACTCCATCAGCCTTGTAAACGCAGAATTCGGGCTTCTCAAACGGAGTGGGGTCTTTGCAATAGCTATCCATTAGGTCGTAGTCGAACAGTGGCCCCTGAAACGTCTCTCGCACCCAGATGCGATCACCGACGACACCGAACGGACAATGGATTGCGATATCTTCAATTTTCGGCAACAACAGTCCGTTAAGAGGTCTGCTTAACCACTTACCGGATAAACTTCCGCTTAATGTTGCCTCTGGCTGCGGCTTGATGATTCGCCGGGTCTGCGTTTTCCTGCCGCTCAGCAGCGCCCGCACCATCTCAGCGTTAAAAATCATTCCGCGTTCAGTAATTTTCGTCATATCGTTACCGGGAGGGCGAGCCCTCCCGCCTCCCTTAGCCCACGTATTCTGGTTTCATGTCGTCCAGGGTGATGCGGAACTGGTCATACAGTTCATCACCGAGGTGGCGGCGCGATGAGGTCAAGGTGCTTTCTGCCTTCGCGAATAATGCTTCTGCTTCCGGATCCCCCGGATTAGGGAGTGAATTTATGGCGGCCTCAACTTTGTTCTTGGCATCAACAAGGTAGTAGCGTTTCACCGCCTTACTCTTCAGTTCGGTATACAAAGCAGTACCCAGCAGAGCTTTCTGTGATTCGATGTCTGCACGAATGGCTTGGGCCTGACCCACAGAGTCAGCTGTATCAATTCGGCCACGGAGTTTATCCGCAACAGAGTCAACGTTAGATGCAGACTCTTGCGCGTTGGTGGAAGCGCCAACGGAGTGTGTTATCTCATTCAGCGTGACTTTTTCGGTCTGCGCCGGGTTGATAACTCTTTCTTCGCGTTCGTCAATTTCATCGGCGGTATAGACCCCGAGGATCACATCCGGGCAGTACAGTCGTGCCCAACGTTTAACGGCAAGATAGGCCAGTTGCTGGCGGGGGTCGCTCGCCCACAGTGTAGAGTTGCGTACTTGTGCCTGCGAAAGCATCAGCACAAGCTCACGAGGTTCTGATTCTCCTTTGAGCGTTGCCCAGGCGCGGACGCCCACTCCAGCTTCATCTTGCAAATTCCAGCCCGGTGCAATGTACTTTTTGTTCTGGCTGCTTGTCTTCTCCACGAAGCGTCCAACGATGTTTTCCCATGCCCCAAACCATTCAAAGTGAATACGGTCTTTTGTCGGAGCCATGGTATTGATCACTGCGTTAACCAGTTGCGCTTCATAACCAAGCACACCTGAATTACCAACGATGAAAGTCTTTTGTGCTACAGCGAAAGGATCCATACCCCAGCGCGCTGCCTGCATCACTACAGCCATGCACGCATCTGGTTTCCCACGATAATGCTCAGGCACGAAGTTTCCACTATTGGCCATTACTTCCGAGAGCGTGCGCAGACGGTTGAACAATTCACCGTTCGTCAGGATAGAAACGTTGTCGATCTTCTGAGTCTGGTTTTCAGTAGTTGCGACTAAATTGGACATTGTTGTTCCCCCTTATGCCTGTACGCGCAGCGCTTCGAGACGGCGCACATCAAAATCGTTAAGTTCTTCGGCGTAATCCTCAGTGATTGGCGCCGGCCATTCGCCAGTGTCGAAACCGTTCGCGATCGCGCGCATAGCTTTGCGGTATTCCAGCATGCCGAGTTCCAGCAGTTCTTCGGATGCCTCGATGATGGCGATCCAGTGGTAGTTCTCGTCTTTGTTAACGAATATCCAGAAGAACTGGTCAAGGGCTGCGGTTTCGCAGTACATAGCCGCGCTCAGGTGGTAATCGCGCTCGATGATTTCCCGGTGCAGCTTCGCGCGCAGGCCTTCCTGCTTAATGTTCCACATACTGATGGTTTTCAGGTCCGCACCAATGCGCAGGCCGCCCATGTCTATCTCAAGGTCAGGGCGCACGCGAACTTCCAGCCCGGTTTCCTCATCAATGCCGAAATAGCTCACCTCGACGGCACGGCTCGGGTGCGTCAACAACTTGCCAGCGGTCGGGTGATTCAACAGTGCTTTCTGAATGGCCAGTGCCGTAGCCAGCTGCTGGCGGGTAACCAGCACTTTTCCTTCCGGGTTCTCGCGCCATGCATCCAGCAGCTCGTCGGCAAACACGGCATCCGGTTTTACCGATTTCACGGCTTGAATCAGATCGGCCTTTGTACCAGAGACTTTCAGGGGCTGCGCCTTCTGTGCTTCCTGAGCAACCATGTCAGGATTAATAAGCGCCAGCTGTTCCAGTAAGACATCGCGGCCACCGCTGGTTTTCACCTGGGCGGGCAGGGTGGCGTTGTATTCTTTGATGCAGGCCTTCATTGCGGTGGCGGTTTGCTTCTGACCGTCTTCAATGCGCTGGAACTCAGCAGGTAAAGACATATAACCCTGGCCGGTTTCTTCAACTGATGTACCCAAGGGAACCTGGGCGGGCAGGTTCGCGTTGTATTCCTCCAAGAATCTCTTGATGTCCTCTGCGCTGAGCAAAACCGGAAGCCCGTTGTTGTATTCATCGATAAATGCGCGGATCGTCGCCGTCGTGGTGAAGGCGCCTTCCGGAATTTCCGGCTCGATACTGAATTCTTTTTCCAGCTGATCAGGCTGCAGCGCCAGTGCATGCACCAGATTGCCCATATCCAGAACAGGAGAGCGCACCTTCTGGATGGTTTTGGATACGTGGCGCGCCTCGAAATACATCAGCGATACCCGGGCATCTTTAACCATCGTGGAGCTGATGCCGTTAGCGGCGTGGTAGACCTCATTTGGCACGCCTTCATATCGACCAGGCTCGAAATACTCCGGCCATGCTGGTGCTGCTTGTTCAGCCTCTTCCTCTTCATCGCTATGAGCACTCTCGGAAACCTGGCTTTTCAGCACTTCGGCGGTAAGATCCGGGCAGCGTTCAGCCAGTATTTTGCTCATGTTCACGGCAATTGTTTGCGCAGGAGGCTCATCAGCGCCTTCGCCTGCTGATACCGCATTATCATTTTCGTCTTCGACCGGCTGAGCCGTTTCCATCTGCACATCGCTGGTGGTTTCCCCGGAATTAGCTGGATGTAATTTTTCCTCTGCAGCGCGCTGGCGCGCCTGGTCCACGATAGAAAGTGCTGGTGCTGGTGCTGGTGCTGGTGCTGGCTGGCTATCCATCAGACCATCAATCGAAAAAACACCATTGCCCATGTTTGAAACTTCAGGCTGTTTGGGTTTGGTCAGGTCTTCGGTTATCCACTTCGGATCCGTGGGGTCACTGATACCTTCGACATATTCGCCGCGTTCGGCGGCCAGAACCTGATTAGCGTCAGGGCGTTTCTTTTGAGCTTCTTTCACCTGTTCGGTGCCAATTACCTGAAAGTCAGTTGGGAGAGTTTCCAGGTCAGGCACACCTTCATCTCCATCGATAGCCTTTTTCACAGCGTTCAGAGTGACGGCGGCAGATGAAACATGACCAGCTTTCTCAAGCGTCTCAGCAGAAGGGACGTCATGCTTATGCTCGGTCAGGTTCGCATTGATATAGGTCTGCAGACTTACCGGGAAATGGTGAATATCGCTGGTGGCGCCACGGATAAGGGCAAAAATCGCTGCGCGGGAATAATCCAGGATGCCTGCGACCTTGCGCAGCGCTGCCGACCATTCCTTGAACGGACTTTCTTTCTTCTGGACGATCTCTTTGGCCCGGCGGTGAATAGATGCAGGGAAATTGTAGATATCGAAATCCATCGGCATTGTGGCCAGGGCTATTTCAACATCGAGCGTATCGAGGGTATGGGTGTAGTCAGGATTACGAACGGTTTTATTGCCGCCGCCAGCATTCGTACCTGCATCAGTTTTCATAACTGAAGAAATGCAGTTACCGGCAGCCCATTCCCTGGTGAGAATGCCGCGGTCGATCGCGTTAGTAGCGAACCACAGTTTTGCAAACTGGATACGCTTGCCGAGCTCATGCCGTTTCCCTTCGGGGAAGACTTTTTTATTGGCACTGGTGAATTTCCAGAGCGCCGGCATATCGTATTTTTTGATTTCAGGGATATTCTCGGCGGCCAGAATCAGATCCTGGACGGCTGCGTTATCAGTGTCCATTTCAAGAACTGACAGCTCCTGCCGGTGAGGCATGCTGATATGATAAACGTGGCGTTCTTCGGCCATATACTGCGCCAGCAGCTGAGTGCGAAAGGGGAGTTCTGCCACGTTAAAAAGCGCGCTTGAATCGTTCTGGTATTCATCGCTACCGAAAGTTTCCACGGCCTCACCTTGTGCCGCGTCACCAGTAGTATTGGCATCAACCAGCTCGCCACTAACGGGCTCAGCGGATACTCCGGCATCATCGATGTGATGATCCGCAGGCGCCTGACCTGGCTTCAGAGCCCAGGTGCGGCCATCGTCGCCGAGCTGGTAGCGTTCGCACCATGAGTAATCGAGAACACCCTCCGCCGGCAGGTCATTGAATACCGGGAAATCGGTGCGAATTGGTTTTTGATAGTCTTTGCCGCGGCCTGTTTCGATCCCGGCGTCTTCCAGATCGACGTCCAGTTGCAGAAGGGCGCGAGCTTCTGATTTATTAGTGCGCCAGATTACGGCATCAGCTTTACCCGATTTTTGAGTCGCTTTTATCAGATAAAAATATTCCATGTGATAGCCTCTATTTTGGATGTAGAATTCCCCGGGCCATTGGTAGCGCCCATTCAGGGTGGTCATTGGTTTTGGTAATTTCCGGTGTAACTTTGGTCGGTGGCACCGGACGTACAGCCCGCTTCGGCGGGTTTACGTTAGCCCTCGTGAGCCATCTGGTCGTGAGAGGCGCAACGTTCAGAGCAATACTCTTTTTCTTTCCGTGCGAGCTGGTTCCCCTGGAGGTACAACAGGGTGCTCACCACTGGTTTTCCCTCGATTGCTTGACGGCAGTAGCCGCATTTCTTCTGCATTCCTCCCCCTACATTTGCACCGTGAACCCGGCTGGATGCTCGTCCAGTACACCTTTCAGCGGATAACATTCAGCTTTCACGTGTTGCTCTTCTGCAGCTGCCTTGCAGTCATTCTCAGTGTCGTAAACGCCGAGCAGGACATCCTGATTACCGCCCGTCAGCATGCTGACGGTGAGAACCAGGGCAAACATCGTGCTCATGAAGGGTCTCCTTTTTGCGCGAGCATGTAGCACACCCGGCGGATGAAAGCTGACAGCGGACTTAAACGAACAGCCTGCTGACGAGCGGGTTTGCGTGCGAAATCATTCATAGAAATATCTCCCTCAGTACGCTGAAAAGCGCGATCCAGATGAAGAGCCCAATTACTGCCGAAATGACCAAGGCTCTGATGCCGTGCTTGCTCATTTCAACTCCTCATGTATGCCTGTCTTTTAACCACTTCAGGCTCGGTGGTATGCTGGTAGTTCTCACACAGCCAGCAAGGAATAACCATGAAATCAGTAACTAAACCGTGCCCTATTTGTGGCGTAGACTCATTGTCTTTTAACCATGTCAATCAGGTTGTTAACATCAACTCAAAGCCACCTACTATTCGTGAAGTACCATCGGTTGTTTATGTATGTGATGAACACGGATGGTTTTCACTTTCGGAACAGGTTAATGGCCTCGTTACGTCAAATAACGACCCTGCAGTTAAACAAAAACTGGCATCCATCGTTAAAGAGCGATATGTGCCGGAGCAGGATCAGCCATTAGCCCTGAAACCTATCGAGTCCCTCGCATAAAGTCTTTTCGGCTATCACTGCGATATCCCAGGCGGTACATTTTCGCGTAAGTTTTTCCGCGTGGAATTCCGCCTGTTTTATTAAATTTCTGCTGGGCACGGCGATGGTGTTTTGCTTCAGGGCTTTTGGCTCCCTTTCCTCCATCCGCACGTGAGCTAGGAAGTTGTATTGGCTTCTGGCGTGATCCCCATTTACGTGCAAGGCACGCCCCAAATCCGCACATATCAGTTTTCTTCGTATTGCCTTTCATCTCACCCTCATTGCCTTGTCGCCGGCCCGCGGAACGTTTAAACCTACTGCGCGTTGATCTCTCCACCTCATCCGGTGTTTCGTATGCCGCCGGCAGCTACTTCGTGGGCGTCCTGCCTGGGTGGTTCGTGGTGCGTCTTAGAGATTAACATTAAATCACCGGTTTATATTGGTGTCAATGATGGGTTTATATGTGGGGTAAATCATAGGTTTGCATACGTGTTTTTTGAGAGATGGTCGGCGAATCGCAGGCAAAAAAAACCCGACACAATGGCCGGGAGTGGTGAAATTGAGACAAAGTTTTGAAGCGATAGGAAATTTAAGATGTTTATATAAAATCTAGCACAGTGGCTGGATTGCTATAAAAGTAGGGTTAATGATTAGCGACCCCGCGAAATATTATCAACGGTGTAATCCCGAATGAACCTAACGGGCGCCCCATTAGACCTCTCATCATCAATAACATAGGTTCCATTCCGCGTTTTAATTCATTTGTAACATCGGGGTATGGCGCATCAGGATTATCGACCTTATTATCATCAGCGTACGCATCGACGATGCAAAGAATATACCACTCCCCTGGTATAAATGGTCCGTATTTTAATGATACATCACTTAGTGTAGTTGTTAAGTTAGATGGTTCGACAGACATCCAGCTTAGATTTCCAAAAGAATCGGCAAAATCAATGTGTGTAGTTGGAGGCAGTATTTTTACCATTTCCTCGGCATTTTCAAGACCAGCAATCTCTTGTTTTAAAGTGTTTTTTTCTTGATTATTCTTTGCCGATTTCAACTCGTTTAACTTAATTTTTTTTATTATTGGCATGCAAAGATGAACCATCTGGGCATCAAATATTTTCATCATGCCTTTAATTAATACTATATCTCCAAGTTTAGCTTCATGAAGGTTTGTTTTAATTCTGTTGGTCTCTGAAAGCTTATCCAAAAGGTTTAATGGAAGACTCCATGAAGAATCGAATACTTGTTCCTGTCCACGCGCCGATGCTTCAGCAGCATTGGTTCGTACTCCAATTAGAGGTAGTCCAGCTTTTAATTCTTTAAGACCATTTTCAGATTCATGTGATGTTTTTTTTACTGAGTTCAAAACACCTGCAGGAAATAATTGAGCAGTTAAAGCACTCACTCGTTCCTTGTCAAAGTAAAAATAATCAAATAGTGAATCGATGTTTTGTGAGTCTTGAGCCATCACGATGTTCCTCTTTGATTTTAGTTCTTTCCTCAGCAATTTTTTGTTGCTGTTCCTCTATCTCGTCATAAATCTGCTGCAACTCATCCACGCCTGCTTTTGGTGGATCATTTTTGAGTTGTTTTAATAGCTTACGAATCATGACTTTTCTCCCAGAGAACACTTGGTTAAATTATGTTCTCTTCAGTCTTCAAATTCAACTTGACTCACAATTTTACCTTCGTATTGTTCCACCAACACATCTTGGGCACTAACCTGCTTCACTTTATCGAACCAACTACAAAGAAAGGACCGGAAAAAACTAAGTAGATTGGTATAAATTGATTTATAGCTTACTAAACATCATCTTTTTTGATACGTCGCCCCATATACTTAGCGTACAGCACGTCGAGTTCTTTAAGGCGCAGAGAGACGATCCGAAGCATGTTCTGTTGTTCTTCTTCTGGCAATTGGCGATAGAGCTCCAGTAGGCGCTGTTCGTCTGGCTTGAGTCCGTCTTTTTCGCCAACGTCTTCACCGAGTAGCCATGCAACAGAAATACCAACAGCGTCAGCTATTGCTAGTGCTGATTTTTTACTAATCACGCCTTTTTTGAACCAGCCGTTTACGGCCTGAGGGGTGACTCCAGCTATACGTGCCATATCTGCTTTAGTGACGCCACGATCAGTGATCTCGGTAAGGCGCTCTACCAGAACGAGGTTGGGTTCTTCTTTTCTCATAAAATCATTGTAAATATTTGGTTTATACATGCAATAAACCTATTATTTGCAGACAATATAAATCTGTGGTTTACTTCTGTTGTTGTTTAACAGGAGAAACATATGTCCGCACTAGATAAAGCAATAAAAGCCGCTGGTTCAGCTAGGAAACTAAGTGTCGCGCTTGGCGTAACGAGTATGTCCGTTAGTCACTGGAAGAATCGGAATCATGGGATCGTCCCGCCAAGCTATATCTTCCCAATTTTCAACATAACAGGTGTCACTCCCCACGAATTGCGCCCAGATCTCTACCCAAATCCCACAGATGGCCTGCCGAAAGAGGAAGGCTAGCCATGCAAACATTTTCCTTTCAACAAAATACCGGATTCAAGACCGGCGCCTTGATAAAGCGAAATCAGCCGATAGTGGCAGAGCACGACCACATTCGCTCCGCCGTTCGCGCTTGGGCAGCGGCTGAAGGTCAGGATGTTGTGTCTGCGTACATCGTCGAGGAATGGCGGCAGCAGGGCGGCGAGGAGATCGACTTTCCTGATGACATCAGCCGTGCCCGGCAGAAGCTTTTTCGCTACCTGGACAATCCTACTGAATCAGAGAGGTATCGCGAGAATGTGCGTCTTCTTACTCCGGCAATCATGGCCGTTCTTCCTCTGGAATACCGCCACCGTCTATTGCCCGAAGAGAGTTTTATGTCCCGACTGGCTCGTCTGGAGAAAGAAACCAGCGAAGCGAAGGTTGCCGTTGCTATGGGGGCACCACGCCATCAGAAGCTGAAAGAACTGAGCGAGGGAATAGTCGAGATGTTCCGGATAGATCCGGAGTTAACAGCGCCACTGATGGCCATTGTCACTTCAATGCTGGGGGTGACGTGATGCTGGAGTTCAGAAAGGTGAAAGCCGCGGTGCTGCAACACCTACGGCTTTCGTTGCGAATTAACTGGATCAATTCACAGGGGAAATTATGAACACGAACCAACTGAATATCAATAACGAGGGCGCCCATGGCTAAAAATTCTATCGACGCTTATGGCGCCAGCGGCAAAAGCAATGTTCTGTTTTTCGAACCGGAAAGTTTGCATCTGGTTACCGATACAACACACCCGCTGTACGACGAACGAGTACACCTACCGCTTAATGAAGCTGTGATTCTCAACATCATGGAGCTTGGGGTACTCGAACCGATTATCGTGTGGAAGGACCCAGAGACAGGGAAAACATGCGTGGTTGCAGGTCGGCAGCGCGTAAAGAACGCAATGGAAGCAAACGCCAGGAGAAAGCGGGCAGGGCTGGAACCCTGGCCGGTACCCGGTATAGCTAAGCGCGGCTCAGCAATTCAAATGGCCAAATACATGGTCAGCGAAAACGAGATAACTCAACCTGATACCCCACTGGGCCGGGCCAAAAAAATGGTTCAGCAAATGGAATACGGTCATGACGAAAATGACATTGCCCTGCTTTTTGGCTGCAGCGTAAAAACGGTTCAGGCAACCGTGGCTCTACTGGATGCTACGCAGGCCGTCCAGACGGCGGTTGAGGCTGGAAAAGTCACTGTCACTCAAGCGCGTCAGCTGGTCGATATGCCACCGGAAAAGCAACGGGAAACGGTCAAACAGTTAGAGGCAGCGGCAGAGGGTGTAACTGGCCACGAGAAAGCTCGCCGCCAGCGCGCTGTCCTCGGCGACACAAAGCCTCGTCTCAAATCCCGTAAGGAAATCACCCAGCAACTTCAAACCGCCAGCGGCGAATACGCAGCGGCTTTGCGGTGGGTGCTTGGTGATGAAAACACACCAGTTTAAGCAACAACGGGGTCTCTATGCGTGATTACGGCAAGGTGCATACATCATTTTGGATAAGCGATGGAATGCGCCGGGTATCGGATGATGCCAGGTTGCTGGCGCTGTACCTGCTCACCGGGCAACACACAAACATGATCGGATGCTTCAGGCTGCCTGATGGATACGTTTCGGAAGACCTTGCCTGGACTCCTGAAAGGGTTTCGAAAGGGTTTGATGAGCTATCTGCTAACGGTTTCGCAACGCGTGATTCGTCATCGAAATGGGTGCTAATTCGTAACTTTCTGACCTGGAATTCAGTTGAAAACCCAAACCAGGGAATTGCAGCACTTCGTTTGTTTGATCAGGTCCCGGACAAATCTACGGTGAAGCCAGAGCTGGCGCGGGTTTTAGCCTCGGCAATATCCCACATTGGTATCGCAAAACTAAAGGGTTCCGAAAGGGTTCTCGAACCGTTCCTTAACCAGGAACAGGATCAGGAGCAGGAACAGGATCAGGAAGAAGATAGTTCGGGGCATGGCTCCGCCACACCCCCTGACGATCAGAACCAGGACGAAGGCGATAGACCTGAACCTCAAAAAATATACCCGAATGAGTTCGAGCAGGTCTGGTCGGTTTATCCCAAGCGGGCAGGGGGTAACAGCAAATCCGATGCCTTCAAAGCCTGGAATGCCCGAATCAGGGAGGGAACCACTACGGCGGAAATCTTCGCAGGAGTGGTGCGTTACGTGGCTTTCGTTAAAGCCGAGGGAATCCTCAACACGCAGTACGTGAAACAGGCGAAAACGTTTTTTGGCCCTGGCATGCATTTCAGCGAACCGTGGGCGATTCAGCAGGCGCCAGGCGCACGAGATCCCAATCAGATTTCGGAACCTGACAAAACCATCCCATCGGGATTCAGGGGGTAGCGATGAAAAACATGATTGGTACCGGGAATGCACTGGAGCGACTGAAAAAACTCATTCCCCATGGCGTTCAGCCAAAATTTGGCAGCGTTGATGAATGGCGTGCCTGGCAAGCCGAAGAAGGCCGTAAGCGCTGTGAGGAACTGGAAAAACAAAACCAGCGCGCACGTGCAGAGAAAATCTTTGGACGTGCAGGAATTCAGGATCTGCACCGCGGCTGCACATTCGCTAACTATCAGGTTGAGTCGGATGGCCAGCGTCGGGCGCTCTCGATGGCGAAGAGTTACGCGCAGCAATTCGGCTCAGGGTTTGCGAGCTTCGTATTCAGCGGAGCGCCAGGCACCGGGAAAAACCATCTGGCGGCGGCAATCGGAAATCACCTGCTGGCTGGTGGCCGCTCTGTGCTGGTGGTAACCATTCCGGATCTCATGCTGCGTGTTCGGGAATGTTATGACGGAGGGCAGTCAGAGGCGTCATTGCTGGATGATTTATGCCATGTGGACCTGCTTATTCTGGATGAGGTGGGTATTCAGCGCGGAAGCAGCGGTGAAAAAGTCATCCTGAATCAGGTTATCGATCGCCGGCTGTCCTCCATGCGACCTGTCGGCATCCTAACCAACCTGAACTATGAATCGCTGAAGGAAACACTGGGCATGCGGATCCTTGACCGTCTCCAGATGGACGGCGGTATGTGGGTGAATTTTGAATGGGACAGCTATCGCAAAAACGTGCGCCATTTGCGCGTCGTTAAGTGAGGTATGTATGGCAAGAGCATTGTCAGCAGTTGAGCGCAGAGAGTACGTCCGCGCAGTGATTCGGATCACCAGACATCAGGGGCGACTCACGACCGCCGAGGCAATGAAAAAACTTGGGCTGAGCCGCGCTACTGTCCAGCGGTATTTTTCCGAAGCAGAAGCGACTGGCGAGGTTGTCCGGCATGGTCGTCTGGGATTGTTCCGCGATCAGCGCGCCGTGATCGATTTTGACATGAAACGGCTTGGGATGGTGCCGAAAGTTGCTGTTGGGATGAATTACAGCCTGCTTGGTTGCCCCGTATTCCAGCGTTTCCTCGATATTCAGGAAGTCATTTTTACCTGTACGCCTGCATCGTCATCCCGGGAGGCCGTATGACAATCGTAAAAACCCATACCGGCACCGTGATCACCAAAGACGGTCCGCAGGTAAAAAAACTGCACCAGACAGAGCGGATGTGGGTCGTCGGCAAAAACGAGTTTTACCACAAAGAAACCGGGCGCCGTCACTTTGCAGAAAATACACGCCGCCGGCTGCTGCTCGACACCATCAAGCCTATCGAGGTGAAGCATGTTTAAACAGAACGAAAAGGCTATTTCACAGATTGCGGAATATATCCCGCGCGCCTGCCGGGGTATGCAGCTGCAGGAAGCGAAAGCGCGTCTGGAGAAAAAAATCGCGCTCTATACCGATGACGGCTGTGATGTTGCCGTTCTTGACGCGGCGTTTGCATCAGCTCTTAACAGTCATACGCGGGAGTCTTTTTTTTCATGCATCGCAGCGCAGCTGTATGAGGGGGCCAAATGAGCAACTCACTGCAAATTTTCTGCATTAAGGATACCGAAGGATACTGGACTGAAGGTGAAATGTATCCGGCCCGTGTAGTTGCTGGTGGATTTGTCCAGGTAGGCGACGATGACGATCCCAGTGGCGAAGGCTGGAGCGCTGCACCAATGGAATATCGGGAAGATGGCTCGATCGTTTATCAGGTCGGCGGTATTGAGGGGGATGTGTTATTCGAGGAGGCCAGCCATGACTGATATCACCGAACTGGCGCAACTGCGTGGCCGTACTGTCGACTATCCGTATTACCTGGTTGAGTGCGACTGTGGAAAAATTTATCCCAGCAGTGAATTGAGTGGTGGCGAACCTATGGGCGACTCTGGTGATTATTCAGATTGCTATTGTCCGCACTGTGGTGAAGGCGAAGAGCATTTTGCGGAATGCGCAGACCCAGAAACTGCGTGGAAAGCGCAGCAAGACAAGATTAATGCGCTGGTAGAGGCGCTGGAGAAGGCGCAGCAGCGCAACGCAGAACTTGAAGCGCAAAACGAATATATCCGTAAGCGCTATCAGCAGCTCGATCTGCTGATCGGGAAAAATATCCTGGTTATGCAGGCTGCAATCATCGAATGGCAGGCCACTGGCGATGCTAAAAACGGGCTGGCGTGGATTTATAACACGCTCTTCGGGCCAGGCGAATTGCCTGATGAAGCGGAGAAAGACGCACAGGCATATTTCGACCGCAAATATGCTCCGCTCGATGAAGAGCTTATGGCGCTTCACAAGTGGTTTTGGGAACAAAGCGAGGCTGAACGTGCCGCCGCTGGCATCAAGGTGGAGGCTGAGTGATGGTCATCTCACCAATAACGCTGAAAGCGGCGCAGGCATTTATCGCACAACACCATCGGCACAATAAACCGCCACGCGGCCACAAATTCAGTATCGGGCTGAAAAATGCCGAGGGCGAACTAATTGGCGTTGCGACGGCCGGTCGCCCGGTAGCACGTCACTTTGACGACGGGCTGACAATTGAGGTCAATCGCACCTGCACCACTGGCGAGCGTAACGCTAATAGCGTCCTGTACGGCGCGGTATGGCGCGCTGCCCGCGCAATGGGGTATCACCGCTGCATCACATATACCCAGGCTGATGAGTCCGGCGCGTCACTGCGCGCCGCTGGTTTTGTGCGCGTCAAAGAGTTACCGGCTCGGCCTGGCTGGTCTGACTCAAGCGTGGCATTGAAAGACAAGCGCGACCCGGTTGGAAATGGTGGCGTTCACCGCGTGCTCTGGGAAATTCGTAGCGCCGCTGGCATCAAGGTGGAGGTGAAATAGTGGACTCTTCACTGGAATACGCCTGCAAACGCCTGCAGGAACTGGAAAGCCTACTGCTGGTGGATGTGCCTGAAACAGTATAGCCAGCGGAAGTCAGCATGGTCTTCGCTCAGATTGAAAAAGCCGGGACACTCCCGGCGCACCACCAGCGCCGACTGCAGCACCATATCAACCGTATGTGGCTGGAAAAAATACCGGTACCGTCAATTATCGCCGCGGCTGGTTCGCTGGCCTGCGCCATGGAGAAATACGCGTGAAAGATAGCGAAATCATCGTTGATAACTTTGCTGGTGGCGGCGGCGCCTCGACGGGCATTGAGCTGGCGATTGGTCGTAGCGTGGACATCGCGATAAACCACGATCCAAACGCGGTTGCTATGCATACCACCAATCACCCGGGAACTCTGCACTATTGCGAGTCTGTTTATTCAGTGCGTCCAAAAGTAGCGACCGCCGGCCGCCGGGTTGGTTTGGCCTGGTTCTCGCCGGACTGCCGCCACTTTTCCAAAGCGAAAGGGGCTAAACCAGTTGAAAAAGCGATTCGTGGGCTGGCGTGGATCGTTATCCGCTGGGCGCTGGATGTTGGTCCGCGTGTAATGATGCTGGAGAACGTCGAAGAGTTTAAAACGTGGGGTCCACTGCTGGCGGCGGAAATGCGTCCGGATCCGAACCGCGTTGGCGAAACGTTCCTGGCATTCGTCGGCATGCTGACATCCGGAGTTCCAGCGGATCACCCTGCGTTGTTAGAATGTTGCGAGTTTCTGGAGTTGTCGCCGGATAGTGAACAGGCGAAACGCTTAGTTGCCGGCCTGGGCTATGTTGTCGATTTCCGTGAGCTGCGCGCCTGCGACTATGGCGCGCCGACCATCCGTAAGCGGTTCTTCATGGTAATGCGCCGGGACGGGCAACCAATAGTCTGGCCGGAGGCAACCCACGGGGATCCGAAATCACCGGCTGTGCTGGCCGGAAAACTGGCGCCATGGCGCACAGCTGCAGAATGCATTGACTGGACAATTCCCGTGCCGAGTATCTTCGATCGCAAAAAGCCTCTGGCAGAGAATACGCTAAAACGTATTGCCCGCGGCATTCAGCGCTTTGTTATCGAAAGCGCTTCGCCGTTCATCGTGAAGTGCAATCACACAACGACACGCGGGAAATATGACTGTTTCCGTGGACAGGGGTTGTATTCGCCAATACAGACAATCACCAAAACTCATGGTTACGCGTTGGTGGTACCTACTCTGGCACCGTTTGTGGCTGGAAATGGTGGTAGCCATTACCAAGCTAAACCGCGTCCACTCAACAAACCAGTTCATACCATCCTAAAGCAATCCCGAGCATGTGTGGTTGCCCCGGTTATCGCCCGCCAGTTCGGTGCTAGCATTGGCCACCGGGCAGATGAGCCTAGCGCCACAATTACCGCTGGTGGTGGGGGAAAGTCTCAGTTAGTCACGGCCACGCTTATTCAGATGGGGTATGGCAAACGGGTGGGGCAATCGCCTCGGGTGCTCAATCTTGGTAAACCGTTGGGTACTGTTACAGCTGGGGGCAATAAGTTTGCCGTAACAACTGCGTTCCTGGCGAAACACTATGGCGGGAACTACACCGGTCCGGGCGTTGCGCTTGATGAGCCAGCTCACTCAGTGACTACCGTCGATCATCACGCACTTGTGACATCGCACCTGGTAAAATTGCGTGGTACCTGCCGTGATGGTCAGCGTACCGATGAACCGATGCCGACAATCACTGCTGGAGGTCAGCATGTTGGAGAAGTTAGCGCGTTATTGGCGGCTAATGATTACGACGAGCGGCGTGCGGATCAAGTTAAAGAGTTCCTAAATTCTTTTGGCGTCAGCGAACTGGTGACGATTAAGGGCATCGTTTACCGCATTGTTGACATCGGAATGCGCATGCTGCAGCCACATGAACTTTACCGCGCTCAGGGATTCCCGGAGTGGTACATCATCGATCGTGACTACCGCGGTAAGAAGTACTCGAAAGAAAAACAGGTGGCGCGCTGTGGCAATGCTGTGCCACCGCCTTTTGCTGAGGCGCTGGTGAGAGCTAACTTGCCCGAGATGTGTAGGGCGAGGGAGGCCGCATAAGCACTTGGAAAAGAATATAAAACCCGGCAATTAGTGCCGGGTTTTGGTACTCACAGCAGATTGGAAGTCTGGCTGTGAGAGAGATGTTTTCTTTACTTGGCCCAAAAATGATAGGTCGGAATTTCTCTCTTTTCAATGGAATATTTCATTTCTTAGAAGATTTGAGATGAAAAATATTATTGATATGTCATTGAAATCAGTCGTGAGCAACGCATAACTTGCGTGATTTTGCATTCAAGACGGGCTAGATTATTCATAGTCCTTATCTGAAACAGGTGGAGCTGTTTCAGATACCTTCGCGGAGGGGTGCTTTCTTTACTTGGCGTGCAGATAGCCGTTGCTTGAGGAAGATTTAAAGGGCAGCAACGGGCTCTCCTCCACTACCCGTAACTTCTTTTATAAGGTAAGTGGACATGGTAATTTTTCTTCATTATATGCAGTTGACGACTACCCTGATCGAGGCAGTAACTAACCTTGTGCAGGTAATTCAAGAACTATTTCAGATACTACCTCCAATTGTTTAGGTGGTGTATAAGGTGAAAAAGGCCGAGCTTAAGCTCGGCTTTTTTACGTTTACTAAACGGCTAAACTGGAAAATTCTGCTGAGAATAGCTAACCGATTGTTGGTGGGGTGACCCGCGAGATTCGAAATTGTGAGTTTGGGCTACTTTCTGCCACAGATAGCACAGGAGGTAGTTATTCTCATTATATGAAGCGTTACAGGGAAGTAGTAGCCCCGCGGGAGAATGGCGTCGCCTAAATCCCTCGCAGAACGTAAAGCCTCACTTCTCTGATAAGTGATAGGTAATTACATCACTTACTGTCTTTTGTAAGCAGCCAGGTAATGGCAAGGACGCCGATTATCTGCACCATCAAGTACAATGGCTCAACTGCAGAAGGGAAAACACCATTATCATCAAAACCAACATTCCAGATAAATTGATAGGCAAAACCAAAGTTAGAATCACCATGAACTAAGGACGTTGGCACCACTACAAACATGCATGCGATAACACAGCAGGCGATAATTCTTATTGTCTTTTTGTTCATGGAAAAACTTATAAAATGAAGTGATTGATTATGTTAGTTGGAATATAGCATCAAAGCAGAAAGGCGAACAGGACAAGGTTAACGTCGACCTTGCCGCGTCCAGCGACACCTACAAAGATCGCCGGAATCATTCGGTTGTCGCCGAAGTCGTGATGCGGTAACAGTCCGAGCATCCACGGGATTATTTCACGGAGCGCATCCGTTACTACAGAGAAAGAAGCGTTGAATTACCCTGCGTATCCTCTTCGTACTATTTCGATATGGCCGGGCAGAACACCACAAGCTCCACCGAATTAACCAAACCTGCACCGGTGTTTATTAACACTTGTTCCTTGTCATTAACCATTACTCATCTTTTGTCTGAAGGGCGGTGCAATATGTCATATGGATATTTCCATATAATTTGGGTTTTAATGCTGCAAAATCTTCGGTTATTTTAACTAAATATCATATTTTGCTATTTCATCACTGCATTGATCAAATAGGGACTTGTACAACACACAAAATATGCCTTTGGCCAACGTGCAAAGCTTTTACCTCCGTCAACCGGTAAAAATATACAAATGCACCAAAGTTTCGATTTTGATTATCTCCTTTGAAAATAGGGGCTTGTAGGACGATCTTCATCTGCCATCATATCTTCCGCTACCGTGAAATTTTCACATGTAAGTGATTTAACATTAATTTATACTGTACAAAAACACAGTATATGGTTTGCTTCCGGGAGGTAGGGATGCGCAGTGAGAGTAATGAGTACTACGATTTGGTTAAACGTTCTACAGGTGAAGTTGTTGGCAGCATCAGGGCAGCAGGCCGGGTTCTGGTATACACGGCAAATGGTGTTACTTCTATGCGACCACTGCTTGAGGACGAGGGAGTATTTAATCTCAACGCAATGACCAGTTTTCTTCATCGCCTCGGCTACCGGGTTATCCCGCCTTCTGATAATATGAAATCAACGGCCTGAACAACCGTTGACCTACTGCGCCACGGAGAGAAACCATGGCGCAATTGCACTTAATAAAGCAGTCACAAGGTTTACTGATCCCTGCCACGCAGGAGACCAGCGATTTCTTGCAATCTAAATGCAAGCTCGGCGCCGTTCTGGAGGCCGACTTTAAGCTTGTCCGCAATCCGGCGTTTCACCGCCGTTACTTTGCTTTACTCAATCTCGGCTTTGAATATTGGGAACCTACCGGTGGGGCGATTTCGTCTAACGAGCGCAGGCTTATCACAGGTTATGCCAAATACCTTGCTGCATATGGCGGGAGTGAATCGGCGTTACTTTATGCCGGCGGGCAATATCTCGACCGAATAGCCGAGAAGCGATCCGGCTATATCAGTATTTGCAAATCTTTCGATGCTTACCGGGCGTGGGTCATCGTTGAAGCCGGCCACTATGACGCCATACAGCTGCCGGACGGCACGCTGAAAAAACACCCTCGCAGTATTTCTTTCGCCAGCATGGACGAATGCGAATTCCAGGAACTGTACAAAGCATCGCTCGATGTTCTCTGGCGATGGATCCTCTCTCGTTCGTTCAACAGCCTGCAGGAAGCTGAGAACGCCGCAAACCAGCTTTTAAGCTTCGCGGGGTGATGCCGATGAAACACTCATGGTTTCACCATCACGAATGCACAACGCAGCAGGCCGACGAACTGATGGCTAGATATCGCCAGCGGGGCGTAAAGGTCGAACGAAGCTTAAACCCTGACTTTATGACATGGACCGTCAGCGCGCAGCTGGTGGAGGACAAAAATCCGCCGCGGCCAGACTCTCGCTGGCGCAACAGGATGTGGGGGTGAGTATGGCGAACCTACGTAAAGCGGCCCGAGGCCGCGAATGCACAGTACGTATTCCCGGGCACTGTAATGGCAATCCGGAAACCAGCGTACTGGCGCATTACCGTCTGGCGGGAACCTGCGGAACTGGATGCAAGCCGGACGATACCCAAGGGGCAATTGCCTGCAGTGCTTGCCACGATCTCATCGATGGCAGAAAGAGAACCACCGATTACACCCGCGACGAACTGCGCCTGATGCATGCAGAAGGCGTGCTCAGAACTTTGGCTATATGGAAACAAGAGGGGTTACTGAAAGCATGAAACTCGAAGCATCCTTAAAACATTTCAGCCCTCAGGGTATGCACATCAGCGACGACGTGAAAAGCACAACACCAAATCGCCTGACCGGAACAGATGTTATGGCGGCCATCGGTACCACCAGCAGCCGTGCGCGCTTCGGCCTGGCTGCTTTCTTTGGAAAGGCTGGCATCAGCAAGACAGATGAGCAGTTGGCCGTCCAGGCGCTAGCGAGGTATGCGATTGAAACCGCACCGAAGAACGTACGCAAAACCGCGGGTAAAGAGCTGGGGCACTGCTGCCTGATTTTGGCGAAGTTTGCTTTTGCGGAGTATTCCCGGTCCGCGGAAACAACGGGAATCTGCAGGGTATGTAATGGCACCGGACGGATTGAAACCACTACCACAGAACGCAAAGTTTCTAATCCGTGGGGCAAAGCACCGTATTGGGCTAAAAAATCCCGTGCTGTCCGTCCTTCCGACTGGGATAAGTGGACTGAAGTAACAGCCAGCATAAGCGCTAAATGTGAAGCCTGTGACGGTAAGGGGAAAATAAATGCTCGCTGCCGCTGTGGTGGTTCTGGCCGGGTTCTGGACCGCAAAGCGACAAAAGAGCAGGGAGCACCGGTATATAAAATCTGTGAACGCTGTTCGGGGAATGGCTTTTCAACGATGCCCTCTACTGCTGCTTATAAAGCGATTCTGACTCTTATCCCAGACCTGCACATCAGAACATGGACACGCAACTGGAAACCTTTCTGCGATGCGCTGGTGGACCTATGCTGGAGGGAAGAGAAGAGGGCAGATAAAGAGTTTCAACGAGCAACAGCTGATTGAGTAAATGGGCGCATTATCTTGCATTTTAAGCGCGCAATGCTTGATTTTGTTCGAAGTTGTCGTGTATATTTTAAATCGTGGAATAAAACGCCTGAACGAAAACATTCATATAAACCCTGCTACTGCAGGGTTTTATGTTTTTGAAAACAAATGCCTGAAATCGGCTATAAAGTGTGATCTGAATCAAAATGTCATGCGCCAAACTTAAGGAATATTAAGGAACTGTAAATATTCTTTATAAGTGATGGCTTTATGGCGTTAAAAGATATTTTTGTGCGAACCGAACCTCGCAGACGACATTATGGTGTTGCATTGTTTATCGGGCTTATTTCTGGGGTGGTTTCAGCATTTGTAAAATGGGGTGCTGAAGTACCATTACCACCGCGTAGTCCTGTCGATATGTTTACCAGTGCCTGTGGACCAGAGTCATTAATTCGAGCTGCCGGGCAGATTGATTGCTCCAGAAACTTCCTTAACCCTCCTTATATTTTTCTGCGTGATTGGTTAGGGCTGGCCGATCCAAATGCGGCTGTCTATACCTTCGCCGGACATGTGTTTAACTGGGTAGGCGTAACACATATCATATTCTCCATCGTGTTCGCGGTTGGGTATTGTGTAGTTGCCGAGGTGTTTCCAAAAATCAAGCTGTGGCAGGGTTTGCTTGCAGGTGCACTCGTACAACTGTTTGTCCATATGATTTCGTTTCCGCTTATGGGCCTAACCCCTCCGTTGATTGAGCTTCCATGGTATGAAAACGTTTCTGAAATATTTGGTCACCTGGTGTGGTTCTGGTCAATTGAGATAATTCGCCGGGATCTGAGAAACAGAATTACGCACGAACCGGATGCTGAAGTTTCTCTGAATTCAGCATTCAGATAATCTAAGCTGCAAAGTCATAAACCCGCATAAAATGCGGGTTTTTTATGCCTGTGATTAGTCGCTCTTCGATAGCAATGTATGCAGAGTGTATTGACGCTAGCTACGTTTGCAACATAACGTATTGATGTGGTGAATCCCCCTATGCGGAGGGGCGACCAGTCAGTTACAGAAACCTGTAAATGCAGCGCGGGCCATGCCGACTGGGGCATGCTCACCGGGAGGCACCCGGCACCACACTGCCACTAAACATATTTAAGATTCATGTTGGGTTTACTGTTTACAGTTACCCTTCTATGTTTAAAGAACGTAACGGTAAAAACAAATGCATCCTGGTAAATCGGTAGCTCGGACAATCAGGCGCGCTCTTACCGTTGCTCCTTGAAATGCCAACTTCAGCCCGCCTCTCTCAGCGGGCTTCTTTTTTTCCTCGTAACAGCTAAAAGAAAAAATCAAAAAAAGCTATACCTTCATCTGGCTGGCGAAGGGGTAAACACTAAGATGCGAATCCTCAGCGCGAGCCATGATGACTGACCGAAGAATTACCTGTCGTTATCTGGCACCCCACATGCAGCATAACCCCTTATGGCCTTCCATTACGGTAGGCCTGCTGTCTTCTGGGGCCCTGCACGTCAAAAGTTCAGTCACCAGTCTTGGCGGAATTTAGCTAACGGACTCACTTTTCTAATCAAGACGGGCACGGCAGTGGATGCTTTACCGATACTATGATTACGTAAAGCCTAAGCTAGAGGGAGTTTGTCTTGAGTGAAAATCTTACTGCAGTGGGGGCACATCAGCGCAGAACCTTTTTGGACTCGGGTGTAACTATGTTCTGATTGGTTGATGCAGTTAGGGCAGGTACATTTGATGAGGTAGTTGCGATTGTTTTTTGAGTTTTTGCGTTGTTGCATATGACATTTCCTGATGAATGGTCCGCAACCATACACTATCCACTGATACATAGCTCGTATTGAATTTCCCAACCACCTCGCACAGGTGGTTTTTTTCTTTCAGGTACCCGGAATCACCATTGATGAGTATTCCTCCCGCCGGTCCTGATCCTTATCAAACTCACAGCACCCCGTTAACCCGGAGGTGAACCTATGGCAAAGCATATGCAAGACAAAGAGAGCATGGCCGGAATCACCTGGCTGGCTCTGCTGATCATTGCTGGTTGGGGCGGCCTTGTCCGATTCCTGATGGATGTAAAGCAGGGCAAAGCAAAATGGAGCTGGATAAATGCTTTTGCGCAGATTGTGGTTTCGGCTTTTACCGGGGTTATTGGTGGGCTCATCAGCATTGAAGGTGGCCTGAGTATTTACATGATATTGGCCACTGCCGGTATCAGTGGTGCTATGGGTTCCGTAGCGCTCACGTATTTCTGGGAACGAATCACCGGAGTGAAAGCACAATGACAGCAGACCAGATTATCGAGGGGATACTCGCCAAAGAGAGTGGTTATGTCGATCATCCATCGGATAAAGGCGGGCCGACCCGCTGGGGCATCACGCAAACCACCGCCCGTGCACATGGCTACACCGGTGATATGCGAAACCTGCCCAGGGAAACAGCAAAGCAAATCCTGCTGAGCGATTACTGGACCGGACCCCGGTTTGACCAGGTGGCAGCTCTATCTACGTTACTGGCGGATGAGCTTTGCGACACTGGCGTGAACATGGGGCCCAGCGTCGCCAGTAAGTTCTTTCAGCGTTGGCTCACTGCCCTGAATATGCGCGGAAAGCTGTATCCCGATCTGATTCCAGATGGCGCCATTGGTCCCCGAACCATCACCGCGCTTAAGGGATACCTTTCCGCCCGCGGGAAAGAGGGTGAACAGGTTCTGTTGCGTGCGCTGAACTGCAGCCAGGGTGCCAGATACCTCGAACTGGCGGAGGGCCGCGAAGCCAACGAGGATTTTCTCTACGGCTGGGTTAAGGAGCGTGTCCTGTGAAGATGATCATTTTCGCTTTGCTCGTGCTGGTGGCTGTGCTCGTTCTGTTACTGCTGCGCAAATATACCCGGCTGGAGTTCGTTGCCCATGCCAGCCTGCTGCTGAAAACGTGGTCTGTAAAGCTGGGGGCTATCGGTGCGCTGGTTGGCATGTGGGTGCAGTCGTTCCCGGATGCTGCGCTGCACGCCTGGGCGATGCTGCCGCCGGACATTAAAAACATTTTGCCTTCAAACATCGTGGCACTGATTAGCCCTGCGCTGGTGGTGCTGGCGGTGCTTTCGCAATACGTACGCCAGCCAGCATTGAAATCTAAGGCCGACGAACTGAAGGAGCCGCAGCAATGAGCTTCGAAATTATTGCTGGGCTGGTGGTCGTCATCCTGGGCACCATTGCTGGCGCGTTTGGCATCGGTCATGCTCGCGGAACAAGTAAGGCGGAAGCCAAAGCCGAACAGCAGCGTACCGAAGAGAATGCCGCCGCCAGTATTGCTGTGGCAGAACGGAAAGCGGAAGTAACCCTGGAGGCCAGCGATGTACAGCAGACTGTTAGTCATATGCCTGATGACGATGTTGATCGGGAGCTGCGCGAGCACTTCATCCGCCCCGGTAGTCGTTGATACGGCCTGCAGCTGGGTGAGGGTCATCTACCTGACCGACCACGATATCGACGCGCTGGATATGCAGACCAAGCGTGACATCCTGGCGCACAACAAAGCAGTGCAGACCAACTGTCCGAGCATTACCCTTAAATAAGGGGAAATGCTCCAGTAAAGCAGCGCGAATGCCAAACGTGCAGCGGTTATTAGCGGCGATGATGTGACTGGAACCCAAAGGCACGGGCGCAGAGCACTACGAGAGTGTGGTTGTGTAATCAGGTCATGGATCTTGCGTATAGACGTTCTCTGCGACACTAGGGTGACTTAGGCCTTCTTACTGGAAGGCGGTAGTTAGAAAGCAGGGATAGTGCCGGTTGACTACCCCTTTTGTGCAGAATTGGGTAAAAGTTAATACCTTTTTTTAAAAGAATTTTTATATTTCCTCGTTTCTCGCAAGTATGAAACCAGTGAACCCACTGCAACTAAAAGAAGAACTACAGCTAACGCTATCATCAGTATGGTTGTCATGTGAGTTAACCCTCCTAAGGACCATGGATATTATGGTTCGCATGAGGAGTAGTGTGGGATTTAAGTGAGAAAATTCCTAACTGGAATTTTTTCTTAATTTGAAACCTGATATGAAACTTTATTGTTGGTTTTGTAATGATTCAATATGAAATGATTAATTATTGTCTGCCAGGATATACAGTTTTCCGAAAGAGGTGTTTTTACTGGTTACATCGGATTGACTATGCACTTATCGCATAGCTAATGTAGATGCGTGGTGAATCCCCCTGTGCGGTGGGGCGACCAGCCAGGTTTTCTCTTTGAGCACACACGCAGGTCTGTTGGCTGGGGCAGACTTACCGGGAGGCACCCGGCACCACAACATACTGCATAACCCCATAAAGGCCTTCCATTACGGTAGGCCTTTTCTCTTCTGGTTGTTTCTTTTACGGTATGCTTCTGGGTGCGCCAGTCCCGCTAAAACTGTGGAATAACAATAAAAGCCTGAGGACCTTTCCTGCCAGTTGAAGCTGTTGCGCTGGCGTGCCATTCAGTGTTTACGACAGCTGCGGTTGGAGAAAGGCAGTTGGCTGGCTTATGCAGGACAGATTATTTTTCTTGTTGAATGCTGCTTCTGGCGTGTTTATATTCTACCTAAAAATGGGTAGGTGTGTTGTGATTAGAAAATGCTATGCAAGAATGTCTGACCCAGCATCGAATGACAAGCTGACACTGGAAATGCTTGTATCTGACGGTGGGCGTAAGATTTTTATCTGGGATTTTGATAAAGGGGTTGCAATTTTCTCTGAGGGTATAACAGGTAAGCAGTCTAAATACATAGTACAAGGTGAAAAGCATGCAGGGCATATCAATCTTATCAGAGATAATACGATTGAGCGCACTATTTATGGGGTTAAGGAGCTCACCTGTGGAAATGGTGATTCCGGTAAATCCTCTCCTGTGTTTTGCTCATTGTGCGAGGGGCAGATACTCATAATCGAATGCCAAAAGGCTTTTATAAGAAAACCATTAAGGCTTGATGAACTCACCTTTGAATAGAACTACTTACGATACATTCCTCATATGTTCGAAGGATATAACCTCTCTCAGGTATCCTGCTTCTGGATGCCGGGAATGTGTACCGCTGGTGGGCTGGATTCTTGGAGCCTTTGCCCAGCAGCTTCAGGTGATAAAAAACCCCGTGGAGTAAATCCGACAAATTGACGGGGCGCTGCAGGGGCAGCCAATGTCGGAGTTTAGTCAGATTTCGAGGTGTTTTTCTACTGGTTTTGAGAAAAAATGGATGGTCTGACACTACAGGAAGTGGCTCATCCCTGAGCTCACGGGTAGAACAGTAGACTTTGTCATGGCAGAGCAAAGTCATAAGTAAGTGTAGAATGTGTTTCTGATTTAACAAGCTTAGCGAGTGTATGCTTCATGGATTGTACGTCTGTAACTTTCATAATATTTCTACCATTTCAAAATTAAGATATTAGGTAAAACCTTAGGGAATTTAGAGGGTAAGAGAAGCTGTGAACAAAAAAATCTCCTCGCGAAGCAATGTTTTTCACTTTAACGAAATATATTGTTTGCAATGTGGGTTTTTTAGTTCATCATACATGCTACATTGAGTTCTTATAAAATGAGCTGCTAATTATGACTGAGTGCAAACTTCCACAACTTCCAGAGTATTATCGATATGGTACTGAACAAATTAACAAGTTGCCTGGGAGTGGGGATGTTTTTCCTCCTGCGGGTAGTATAATAAAGTCAGTAAGTTTAAATGAAGGTGTATTTGTTTGTGTTCCGGTGCAGCGTTATATACACGGCTTGAATATTTGGGTTGTAGTTGAATCTTCTTGGTAATGATTTTTTTTGGGGAAGAGTGATTTTTCGTTGGTTTGATGGTTTCTATTTATTATAAATTCGCTGTCGGAATTTAAAATTAGCATCATTGCAATGCTTTCAAACACCGTAGAAGGATTATGATGCTAGTGCAAAATAATATTTATAATAATTCAGAGTCATATGCTATTCTTTTGTTTAGTATGTGGCCTGTCCTTATTGTACTTCTTGTCGTGATATCTTGCGCCTTTTACGGTGTATTGATGCATAAAACTGCAATTTGTTGTTTTCTGTCAGCTATGTTCCTTGGTGTCGCAGGCTGGTTTTATGGATGATCACCATTAGCTCTAATATGAGTCACTTTTTAGTATAAAGTCAGGGTGTCATTACTTTACCTGGCTTGTAGCGTTGGTTCCCTAAAGTTTGACGATAAAAGGCCCTGTTAATACAGGGTCTTTCTGTATGTATTATTTATCAAAGAGGTAAGACATGTCAGAGATCACCGCATCCGAGCAAATCCGCCTGGATATCATCAAGAAAGTGAATTACGACACCGCAGCGGCCAAGCTGGCCATTGACTGGGTAGGCGACAGTTATCTTAAGTCTGAGCTTTTCGCAGACTCCTTTGATCGTGTTTTCACAGAAAGTGAGATTGTCTCGAAGACCCGCAAGGCCATCCAGGAAGCGACCGAAGCGCTGGCGCTGTTTGATACCAGCGCTGAACAGGCAAGCTAAGGCATTACAGCAGGCATTCACGTAGTGCCTGTGATAATGTTAATGCTCCTGTATAAGGGGCAGTTGTATGATGTCATGCAACGAAGCAACCAAACTATGGAAAGTCCGGGTAATGGTTTTGGAGTGAATGTGACGTTTCGCAACGATATAGATGGCTACTTTTTCCTGTTGCTTAGTATGTGGCCAGTGCTAATGGTTTTATTCCTGGGATTGTCCTCTGCATTTTACGGTGTGTTAATGCCTAAAACGGCAATTGCTTGTCTGGTGATCGCTGCTGCTGTGGGTATCGTTGGGTGGTTCTATGGATAGTCATCCTGGTAACATTTGGTCAGGTTATAAACTGGTCTCTAATCGCATTACAGCAGGCATTCACTGAGTGCCTGTGATAGTGCCTTGTCTTCACTGTGTCGTGATGAAATTCTGTCGTCTCAATAACCAGGAGAGAAATCATGCATACAGTTAATGATGTTATGAAAGCCCCTAAATTAAGAGGCTTTTAACACTTAATACCTTATCGAAGGATGGAGAAAGGATTAAACAAGAACACCATCATCATCAGTGCAGATATTATCCTTGGCATCATTAATAAGTGCCTGGGACGCCTTTTTGGTTAATGGAACTTTGGTCTTACAGTCCTCGAATAGAACCACCATAGTATCGACCTCGGCCGTCGAATACTGATGGCCAGTGGCGCTACCTGAGCTTAATTGAGCCGCAATCGCAGTTTTAGCTACCCCTGCCTCTGCCATTCTTGCTGCTCGCTCAATAGTATTTCCAGCCCGACTTGATGGTGAAGATACCTTATCCAGAAGACTGCTGCCGGTGTTTACTACAGCATCGACAGCTTGATCTACTTTATTTTTCTTAGTCATAAAGCTAAATCCAGTGCACCGGGCATTATTACCCACTAACTATATGGGGTCTGCGTCAGCAAATAGCAACACTAATAGAAAGGAATTTTTATGGCGAAACCGGACTGGGGCGAGCTTCAGCAACGGTTCCTGTCCGATCATGCCGCAACCGGCGTATCACCGAAGGATTGGTGTGAAGCGCAGGGACTGAATTACGCTACAGCCCGCCGATACATCAAGAAACCCACTGCGCAAACTGCGCAAAAACCTGCGCAGAAGAAATTGCGCACTGCGCAAAAGGAAAAGTGCGCAGAAGAGCTGGTGGATGATGATGGACTCACCGATCAACAGCGTTTATTTGTCGCGGAATACCTGAAGGACAACAACGCCACACAGGCCGCTATTCGCGCTGGCTACAGCAAGAAGACCGCTGAACAAATTGGCTATCAACTGCTTCAGAAAACTTCAGTTGCGCAGGCCATTGCGCAGCAGCAGAAAGCATCCATTGTGCGCACGCTTGGAAGTGCCGATGAAGTGCTTGAGCAGATGTGGCGCCTGGCCACCTTCGACGCTAACCAGCTATCACAGTATCGCCGCGGGAGCTGCCGTTACTGCTGGGGCTTCGGTCACCAGTATCAATGGCGCGATGCGGTTGAGTACGAAGAGAAGCGACTCGAAGCGTTTGAGCGTAAACGTCGCGAGCCCGTCGATGATGGTGGTTACGGCTACAACCACAAGCGCGAGCCCAACCCTCATTGCCCCCGTTGTAATGGTGACGGTATCGGGCAACCCTTCTTTGCCGATACCACGAAGTTGCCATCAGATGCTGCGCTTGCCTATTCCGGTGTGAAGCTTGGTAAGAATGGCGTTGAGATAACCGCCATCAGCCGGGAGCGCATGTACGAGGCGGTGATAAAACGTCTCGGCCTGGCTGATAGTGAGTTCGCCCAGCGTCTGCAGCAGATTGAAATCGAGCGCCGGCAGCTGGAGATCGACAAGCTCCGTAAAGAGCTGGCCGCTGACCCGGAGGATGACGAACCAACGCCAGTTGCAATCAATATCAACGTAGTCGATGCACGAGTGAGGGAAGAGGATGGCGATAGCACCGACGCTTAACATCCCTCAGGCCAAATTCCTTGCGATGCAGTACAAATTTAAGGCCTATGTCGCCGGCTTCGGTTCCGGTAAGACGTGGGTCGGCTGCGGCGGTATCTGCAAAGGGATGTGGGAACACCCCAAAATCAACCAGGGTTACTTTGCGCCAACGTATCCGCAGATCCGTGACATCTTTTATCCCACTGTTGAGGAAGTGGCCCACGACTGGGGGCTGAATGTCAAAATCAACGAGGGGAACAAAGAGGTCCACTTCTACGCGGGGCGCCAGTATCGCGGCACGACAATTTGCCGCTCGATGGAGAAACCGCAAACCATCGTTGGTTTTAAAATCGGTAACGCGCTGATTGATGAGCTGGACGTAATGCCCGCCAAAAAGGCGCAGTTAGCCTGGCGAAAAATCATTGCTCGTATGCGTTACAACGTGGCCGGCCTTCGTAACGGGATCGACGTCACCACGACGCCGGAAGGGTTTAAATTCGTTTATCAGCAGTTCGCAAAGGCTGTACGCGATAAGCCTTCGCTCTCAACGCTGTACGGCCTGGTGCAGGCCTCGACATTCGACAATGAAAAGAATCTGCCGCCGGACTATATCCCGTCGCTGATGGAGTCATACCCGCCGGAGCTGATCAAGGCTTATCTCCGTGGCCAGTTCACCAACCTTACCAGCGGGACGATTTACCATCTGTTTGACCGTAAGCTGAATAACTGCCGGGAGGAAGAACAACCCGGTGAGCCGCTGTATATCGGTATGGATTTCAACGTCGGGAAGATGGCCGGGGTTGTTCATGTGTTACGTCTGGGGCTTCCGTTTGCGGTGAATGAAATTGTGAAGGCTTACGACACCCCTGACATGATCCGCATCATCAAAGAACGGTTCTGGCTGTACGACGGCAACGATTATCGCAAGGTGCGGGAAATCTATATTTACCCGGACGCTTCCGGCGATTCCCGCAAATCCAGCAATGCCAGCGCCACGGATATCGCTCAGCTTAAGCAGGCCGGCTTCAATGTGGTTGTTAATGCATCAAACCCGCCAGTGAAAGACCGCATCAACGCGATGAATGCCATGTTCTGCAATGGTAACGGTGAACGTCGCTACAAAGTGAATGTAAAGCGGTGCCCGGTGTACACCGAATCGCTTGAGCAACAGGTTTGGGGCGAAAACGGTGAGCCGGATAAAACGGCGGATAACGATCACCCCAACGATGCCGGTGGGTATTTCATTGTGAAGCAATTCCCGATCATCAAACCGACTGGAAAAGTCACCCAACTGCGGATGTAAAACCATGCCTGATATTTCAACGCCCAACCTCGACTATAACGACATGGTTGAGGCATGGGATATTAATGATGCGCTGATGGGCGGCACGCTGGAAATGCGCCGGCAGGGCAAGAAGTATCTCCCGAAATGGCCGAACGAAGATCCTGAAAGTTATAAGGAGCGTTTGGCTTCGGCAACGTTACTCCCTGCCTATGAAGAGGCCATTAAACAAAACATCGGGCGAGTGTTTGCTGAGCCGACGGTATTGAGTGAGGATTCTCCTGAACAAATACGGGAGCTGTCGCCGGATATTGATATGGAAGGAAACCGGCTCGATGTCTGGGCACAGCAATTTTTCAGCATCGGATTCCAGTATGGTCTGGTACATGCGCTGGTGGATTTCCCGAAAATTGACCCGGAGGCAGTAAAAACTAAAGCCGACGAAAAAGCCGCGGGATCCCGCCCATATGCCACGATGTTAAATCCTCGCCAGGTCATCGGCTGGAAATCGAAAGTGGTTAAAGGGAAAGTGGTGTTGACCGATCTGCGTATCAGAGAGGTCATCATTATTGATGGCGACGATTATGGGCAAACGAAAGTTGAGCAAATACGCCATATCATGCCGGGCAAGGTTGAAATTTATCGCCGAAATAAAGGTGATAACGGCGAAAGCCAGTGGCAGATTCACGACGAGTGGGAAACCAGTCGCGATGATATTCCCCTGGTGACGCTTTACACGAAACGCACTGGCTTTATGCGCGGTTCACCGCCACTGCTTAATCTCGCCTTACTGAATATCAAGCACTGGCAGAGTCAGAGTGAACAGGACAACATCCTTCATGTCGCTCGCGTGCCGTTGCTGGTGGCTTACGGTCTGGCTGATGGCGAAACGTTGACGATAGGTTCTTCCTCTGCGACTCGTTTCGATGACCGCCAACGGCAGGGACTGGAATATGTCGAGCATACCGGGGCTGCGATTGAAGCCGGTAAGATTTCCCTTGAGGATCTGGAAAACCAGATGCGTCAGGCCGGCGCAAAACTGCTGCGCGCGGAAAACACATCGACTAAATCCTTAGATCAGACTCACGAAGAGCGGATGCAGGAGAATTCACCTCTCTACACCATGGCAAGCTCGCTTGAGGATGCGCTCGATAATATCCTGCAGATTATGGCGGAATGGCTGGGCGAGAAAGAAGGCGGCAATGTCGATGTACGCACCGAACTGGATGTTTCAGCCCAGACGTTTGATGCCGCAGCTGCAACAGCTGTTCAGTCGCTCCGTCAGGGTGGTGATATACGTCAGGTCGATGCTGTTCGCGTTTTGCAGGCCCTCAAATTTATCGATCCGGACGCGAAGCCCGAAGAGGTTATCGACGAGTTGCGGAATCAGCAGGTCACGCTGGCCGGCGGACTGAGTAACCCGGGTGGTGCAAATGGCAACGGCGAATGACAAGCTTCAGGATGAATCGATAGCGCATGCGATATGGATAGCGCGGTACAGCACCAGCGTTGCAAACAGGATGATAAAAATCCTGAATGACAGCGATGCGGAACTGACAGCCAGATTGCTGGTGGCGATGGATAGCCTGGATGCTGACAGCTTCACCGTGTCGCGACTGGAAGCGCTGCTCGTTAGTGTCAGAGCTCTCAATCGCGAGGCTGTGCAGTCAATGTACGCGGGACTATCTGATGAGCTGCAGCAACTCGCTCAGCACGAAGCAGGCTTTCAGCTGAGCCTGTTCCAGTTTGCGATTCCTGATGATGTTCTATCGCTTCATCCACTGGTGGGCATTTCACCGGATGCCGTTTACGCCGCGGCGATGGCACAGCCGTTTCAGGGGCGTCTGCTTTCGGAGTGGGCAGATAACCTTGAAGCTGACAGGATGGCAAGAATTTCCAATACAGTGCGGCAGGGTTTTCTCCTGGGCGATACGCATGAGCAAATCGCCAGAAAGGTCCGTGGTCATGCTAACCGTGGTTATCAGGATGGCGCGCTGCAGATGAGCAGGGTCAACGCCGGCAGTATTGCAAAAACGGCTGTGGGGCATCTTGCTTCTACGGCCAGGAAAAGCTTTGCGGATGCTAACGACGACCTCCTGAAGGGTAAACAGTGGTTATCCACTTTGGATAACCGGACATCAAAGGATTGTCGGATTCGCGACCGTCTCAAATACACCCTGGATAACAAGCCTATCGGCCATAAGGTGCCGTATCTGCAGGGGCCCGGGAAAATCCATTTCTGCTGCCGCAGCGTCGAAACCTACATCCTGAAATCGTCTGATGAGCTGGGTATTGCTGTTGGGCAAATATCAGATAGCTCACGTGCCAGCATGGACGGGCAGGTGCCTTCGGATACCGATTATCAGGGCTGGTTCTCGCGCCAGTCGTTCACGCGACAGTCCCAGATCGTTGGCGTAACCCGGGCCCGGCTTATTCGTGACGGCGGCATGTCGCCCGATGACTTCTACAACGACAAGGGCGAATGGCTGACTCTGGAGCAACTTCGTAACCTGGATGCTCAGGCGTTCAGTAACGCCAGATTTTAAAGCTTTTTAAGTCTTCAATCAGGCTGCCTCCGGGCGGCCTTTTTTATTGCCGTGATCCGGATGGTGAGCGGTGCAACGGTCGGATGACCCCGAAAAGGTAACCACATGAAACTGAAAACAGTCGAAGTTAACGGCAAAAGCTATGCAGAAGTCGATTCCAGCGGTTTACCCGTCTACGTCCACGATGACGGCCAGGAAGTTGGTTTTGATGCTGTGCAGGCCGTTGGGAAAATCTCCTCTCTGAATGGCGAGGCAAAATCTCATCGTGAAGCCAAAGAAGCTGCTGAAGCCGGTCTGGCTAAGTTTGCCAAAATCGGCGATCCGGCAAAGGCGCTCGAAGCGCTGGAGATGATGACTAAAATCGACCAGAAAAAACTGATCGACGCAGGCGCCGTTGATCAGGTTAAAGCGGATATCACCAAATCATTCCAGGCCCAGCTTGATGAAGCTACTCAGCGTGCGACGACCCTTGAAGGCCAGCTTTATCAGGAAATGATCGGCGGCCGGTTCTCTGGCTCGAAATTCATCGCAGATAAAGTAGCAATTCCGGCAGATCTGCTTCAGGCGCGGTTCGGTCAGTCCTTCAAAGTCGAGGACGGCAAAGTCGTTGCCTATGATGGCTCTGGCAACAAAATTTACTCCCGCTCGAAGCCGGGCGAACTGGCGGCCTTTGATGAGGCGCTGGAGTTCCTGGTGGAGCAGTACCCACAGAAAGACCACATTCTGAAGGCCAGCGGCAACCAGGGAGGCGGCTCTCGCCAGTCTCAGCATTCACTCGGGCAGAAAACGATGAAACGCGATGCGTTTACCAGTTTGAGTCCGACAGATCAGCAATCAACTCTCAAAGACGGTATCACCATCGTCGATTAATTTTTTGCCAGCCGCCGGATGGCTGCTGGTGCCGGAGCTGGATAGCTCAACCAACCCTATATTTTAATCTTCAAGGAATCTATACACATGGCTAATACGCTTACCGGGTTGATCCCGACTATCTTCACGGCTCTGGATACCGTATCTCGCGAACAGGTCGGTTTTATCCCGGCAGTATCGCGCAATGCTAAAGCTGATGCGGCGGCGAAGGACCAGACTGTTACTGCGCCGGTTGCGCCACCGGCAACCACTGTTGATATTACCCCGGGGGCTACTGCGCCAAATGACGGCGACCAGACGATCGGCACCGTTGATGTCAAAATCACCAAATCAAAAATGGCCCCGGTCAAATGGAACGGTGAGGAACAACTGGCACTGGGGCCCGCAGGGACATACAACACCATCCTTGCTGATCAGTTTAAGCAGGCTTTTCGCGCGCTGGCTAATGAGATGGATGCAGATCTCGCGGCTCTGTATTTCGCATCCTCCCGTGCTGTTGGTACGGCCGGCACCGCTCCTTTCGGTATTGCAGGTGATTTGTCGGATGCGGCCAATGCGCGCCAGGTTCTCTCTGACAACGGTTCGCCGACAACTGATCTGCAGATGGTTCTCGGTTCTTCGGCTATCGCAAACCTCCGCGGTAAACAGTCTGTTCTGTTCAAAGTAAACGAATCCGGTACTGATGCGCTTCTGCGCGAAGGTATCGTGGGGCGACTGGAAGGTTTCAATATCCACGAATCCGCACATGTTAAGAAACGCGCTGCATCTCCGGCTGCCGGATACCTGGTGAATGGAGCAAAAGCTGAAGGCGATATTCTGATTGCCATTGATACCGGCACAGGTGCTTTTGCAGCAGGGGACATCGTGACGTTTGACGGGGACAGCAATAAATACCTTGTTGCTGCTGCGACGGCCACAGCAATCACCCTGGCTGCTCCTGGCTTACGTCAGGCACTGGCCGACAACACCGCTATTACCGCTGGTGGCGCCTACACCGCAAACATGGCGTTTGATCGCAATGCATTCCTGCTTGCATCCCGAACCCCGGCAATGCCGCAGGGCGGCGATACTGCGGATGATGTGATGAACGTTACTGACCCGGTATCTGGCATCACTTACCAGGTAGCACTGTACCGCCAGTATCGCCAGGTGCGTTACGAAGTCGGTTTGTCCTGGGGCGTAGCGGCAGTTAAGTCGGCGCACTCAGCGTTGTTGCTGGGCTGATAAACAGGGGCTTCGGCCCCTTTTTTTAGTGGAGGGCTAATGGCCGGATTAACAAAAGAGCAGCGCGCCCAACGAGCTGCTGAGCAAACTGCGTCTACGCAGGCGGATAACAACGAACCCGTATCGACCACATCGCAGCTGGTGGCGATGGTTACCGATTTCCCGGCATTCCCGGGTGCGCCCAATACCGCCAACGTTCACCCTGATGAAGTGGAGAACTGGAAGGCGCACGGCTGGAAAGAAATGGAGTGATGCATGATCACTTTCACCACCGTTGAAGACGTCAATTCGATTCTCGGTGCCACCTGGACAGATGAAAGCAAAAAAGCCAAATCTGTGCTGATGGCTAATACCTGGATGAATGGACTTAACCTGAAAATGCCGTGCGATAAGGCAACTCACGAAATCATCATTCCTGACGATGTGAAGCAGGCTGGCGCCTATGCAGCGCTAGCGGCCTCGAATGGTGGCCTTTATCAGCAGAAAACCGATTCTGGTGTGTTGCTGAGTAAGACGGTAGATGCCGATGATGTCAGCGTTTCAAAGACCTTCGCGGAACTCGCTACCAACAGCTCGGCATTGCTTGATTCTGATCTGCAGCTGGCGCTTGCAATGCTAAAGCCCTATGGCGTTAGTCAGTCTCAGGTACGGCTGGTAAGGGGGTGATATGCAAAACACTGATGTGCATTATGCCGGTGACGGGCTCGGCCCTCGCGATGTGTTTGTGAATGGAAACCCGATCAATTATGTCGTTTACGCAAACCCGGCAAAGGGCGTTGTTGAGTTTGCACCTCATCCACTCCGGGCGAAACGAAATGGTGAAATCTATACCCGTAGGCTTCGCGGTTCTGTGATCGTTAAATTCCGTCATAGCGGTGGTGAATGCGATGGGTATACGTGATGAGTTGCAGACAGAAGTCGCCACAGCATTCGATACTGATCTGCAGGATGCGGTTAAGGCGTTCACCGGCAGTTACACCGTTCGTGGTGCATGGGATCCGGTAACGGAAACCGGTAACGAAATGGTGGTGGCCTATTCAGGGCGCGGTGTTCTGGCTCGTTACAAACTCCGCCGTATCGATGGCGTTAACATTCTGCACGGTGACCTGAAATTAACCGCCCTGGTTAACGAAGTGAACGACAAGCCGGCAGTCGGGCATTTCATCACGGCGCCGGATCCGATTACGGGTGAGCTTCAGCGTTACGACATCATAACCGCTTCTGCCGACTCTACTGGCGCTGCGTACTCCATTCAACTGCGGAGGGCGTGATATGGCTAAGGGCTGGAACATTGACCCGGCGGCATTCGCCGGGCTGGTGGCCGAAGATGTCAAACTACGCCAGCGGACAATCGCCATTCAACTGCTGAATGAAATTGTTCAACGGTCGCCAGTAGGAAACCCGGAGCTGTGGGCCATCAACGCGACCGCGGTTCAATACAACAAAGCTGTTGGGGAATGGAACGAATCTCTTTATGCCGATCCTGCTAACCTGACCAAAACCGGAAGGCTCAGGAAGAAAGTCCGTGTTAATGACAGCATGGATATCAGGCGGCCGGCTGAGTATCGCGCAGGAACCTTCAGGGCATCGCATTTTGTCAGCATCGGCGAACCCGATCACTCCGTCCCGACCGAACCGGATCCGCGTGGAACAATGACGTTTCTTAATGGCAAAAATATCATTGACCAGGCGCCAGCCTACTCGGTGATTTACATCCAGTCGAACCTGCCTTACTCCGTGCCTCTGGAGAATGGTCACTCAACGCAGGCGCCAACAGGCGTCTATGCCGTCTCGTTTAATGGTGTGATTCAGGCCTACAAATGACCCTTACAGAAATCAGAAACGCTGTCATTTCCCGAATGGCGGCACAGACCGCTATTGCCTCTGATGCAGTGGATTATCCCAATGGTCCGGTGTTTGACCCCGGCGGCCGCGATATCTGGGCCCGCCTCACCAACATTGCAGGACAGGCTGGCGCAACCGAGATCGGGGACGGGCCGGTCGTCCACAGGACGGGCTTACTCATCATTCAGCTATTTGTTCCGGTTGGCTCCGGGACGTTGCTTATCTCCCGGACGGCCGATCAGCTAACGGAGCTATTCGAGTTCAAGGACGACGGAAAACTTAGTTATTTCGCTGTTTCTGCTGTGCCGGCGGGTGAGACCGATGGCTGGTTACAGCTCAATCTTCAAATTCCTTATCGCGCTCTGTAGCGCACAAAAAACAGGAGGCTCCTGTGAGCTCAGGTGCAAAAGTAGTAGCCGCGTTTATTCGCGAGACAACGCCAGGAATCACGCCAACAGCAGGGGCGTGGAACCTGCTGCGCCGTTCTTCATTTGGTCTGAAACCAACGCAGAACACCAACGACAATGACGAAATCGCTGGTGACCGTATGGCGCAGGGTGTTTCACGCGGCACAGTGGATGTCGGCGGCGATGTCGGCACACGGTTTCGCTGGAATCAGCATGACGATTTTCTTGCCAGCTGTTTCGGCGCCGAATGGGTAAATAACGTGCTGACGATGGGTAATGGTCGTATTACTTTCTCCGTGGCGACCTTTGCCAGTGATGTGGGGATCGCCCAGATTGCCCGCGGTTGCCAGGTTGGTACCTTCCAGATGGAAATCCCGGCCGATGGTGATATCACTGCAACCATTACGTTTGCAGGGCTGGACTGGGAGACGAAGGGGGACGATACCAGCTTTTTCACCACGCCAGTGGATTTAGCGGGGGCGCTGCGTTACTCCTTCAAAGAGGTCACAAACATCCGGCTAAATGGTGTTGATGGCGGGACAGGCTTCTGCGTCGACACCTTTAACATTCAGTTCAACAACAATATGCAGACTCAGCGCTGCATCGGTACCGGTTCGGCGTTCGCCGGCGCAAATATTCCGACAACCTTTACCCCGTCAGGTCAAATCACGCTGTCATGGTCAAAGGCTGCCTGGGAGGTTTACAAAAAAACGTTCACCGGCGAAACGGTGCCGTTTAGCTTCACGCTGGAGAATGATGAAGGCGCCTATACCTTCGATTTCCCGGAAGTGCAGATCTCCGGCGACTGGCCGGATGCGGGGAGCACTGACATTGTTCAGGTTCAGCTGGATATCACCGCGGCCAATACTCCGCCAACTATTACCCGCGTTCCTGCCACTAATGGCGGTGGTGATTAACATTGGCCCTCTTTGGAGGGTTTTTTTATGGAGTTTTTTATGCTGATTGTTACCCCGAAAATTGATTTAAATGGCGAGCGCTGGTTTTATCCCTACAAAAAGCCAGAAGGCAGCAAAAAGGAATTCTCGCCGGAAGAAGAATCGCTGTTCAAACTTCGCCTGCTGGTGGCCAGCAGCGAGAATCCGCAATATCGCTCTCGTAACGCGCTGGTGCGCCGCCACATCGATAAGATGGACGCAGGTTATAAGGTGGGGACAACGGATTTTAATCTCGCCAGCGTGGACGATATCGACTCTGTTGATGACCTGCTGATCGATAACGCCGCTCGGTTCCTGCTGAAAGGCTGGGAGGGAGTAGGTCAGTTAGTCGACGGCATAGAGGTTGCTCTCGACTACACTCCAGAACTTGGGGCCGCCATGCTGAAACAGCACCCGGCGCTATACTGGCTGATACTGGCTGAGGCGGCAAACATTGCTCAGGGTAAGGAGCAGCAGACTCAGGAAACCGTAAAAAAGCCATAGAGGCCCAAAAGTGGCTAAAGGATTTCGCTGGCGAGCAGGGAGAGAAAGCAAAGTGGCGCAGGGAGAAGCTAAATCTCCCACCCATTCCAGAGCCTGAAATCGATGCGGTCACTGGGGAGATCCTCAACGCTTACGCCATGATATCGCGCGGCAGGAAGTATGCCGGCATGGCCGGAGTGCCGCTTCCTCTATCCCTGAATGATATTGAGCTTTACCTGGCATCGCGCACCATCCTGATCGACCGCATTGAGTTTGACGCAGCAATACTGGCCCTCGATGATGCCTGGAGAGTTGAGTGGGCTGAAGAGCAGAAAAGACAGGCAAAGGTGAAGTAGTCATATCATTGTCCCTATCTTCTCCTGTGCTAACCTGTGAGTAAATGTTAATGATGAGGATAGGGATGTGAAAAGGGCTTTGGTGGTCGGGCTTGGTTTAATGGCATTGTTGGGCTGTGATGACAATTTTCAAATATCAAAACTACTCCCCCCTAAAGACCCACCTTCAATTGCTGAGATGATAGCTACGGGGAAAGAGGAAATAACGTCGGAATGTAAAAAAGGCGATGTTTCCTTTAACTGTGAATTCCTCACTGGCGATTTAACCGGGACGGGAAAGTGGCATCATACCAAGCTGTACCTGCATAACAGCGGGATGGTAGATATGATTATTGACGGCAATGCTTACTATCAAAGCGATATCAGCAGTAACACCTTTGCTGGTCAGGAGACAACTACCTTCACAATGAAAGGCGTTGGTGGCGACAATGGTGAAGTAAATATCGTTAGATCCAATGAAGGGAAATCCTTAAATTTTGAAGCCTATAACAAAGATGACAAACGGTTTGTTATGGGAGGCGTTAAATTGCAGTAACTCAATCGAGGGATGAAGATAGCCTTCACTGATTATCATTTTTTAAGTATTTCCTAACCCGCTTTATCGGCGGGTTTTTTATTGCCCGGAGATAAGGTAAATGGCAGAACAAGAATCACGGCTAGCGATACGCCTGGACAGCTCCGGGGCAGAGAAGCAGGCTGACAGCCTTACTGTTGCACTTGATAAGATGACTCAGTCTGGTGATAAGGCTGTAACCAGCATATTCAAAGTGACAAAAGCGACTGACGATGAAAAAGATGCTCTCAATAAATTACGAGCAGCCATTGATCCGGTTGGTGCTGCAATTGATACAGTCGGTCGCCGCTATAGTGAGCTAAAAAAATACTTCGATAAGGGTCTAATTGACGAGGAAGAGTTTCGTTCGCTGTCTAAGATGCTGAATGACACCACTGAGGAACTAAGTGGTGTTGCACAAGCTCAACGAGAAGCAGAGAAGGCCAGCAAACTGGCTGCTGTGCAGCAGGAGGCGCAGGCTGATGCATTCCAGAGAATGCTCGATAAAATCGACCCTCTGGCAGCTGCTCTTCGCAATCTTGAACAACAACAAAGTGAACTGAATACTGCCTTTAAATCGGGCGCAATTAATACTTCCCAATATGATGCATACAGCAAAAAACTTCAGGAGACTCGTCGGGAAGTCACTGGCGAAGCACAAGCCGAGCGCGAGGCTGTAAAAGCACATGATGAGCAGGTAAATGCACTGCGTCGTCTTGAGGCCCAAATAGATCCCGTAGGTGAAGCATTCCGTCGCCTTAACGAGCAGCAGCGCCAGCTGGATACAGCTAAAACATCCGGGATGCTGTCGCCCCTGGCTTACGATCGCCTCAACAGTAAACTTGCAGAATCCCGCGATGCTCTGGAGAAAACCCAGGCGCAATTGGGTAAAACAAGCCAATCTGCAGCTCAGACTGCCAACGCTATGCGCATGATCCCTGCTCAGATGACCGATATCGTTGTCGGTCTTTCTACCGGGCAGTCACCGTTTATGGTTCTTATGCAGCAGGGCGGTCAGCTCAAAGATATGTTTGGCGGCATTGGGCCAGCGATTAAGGGCGTTGGCACATATGTCATGGGTCTGGTTAATCCCTATAGCGTAGCAGCTGCTTCAGTTGGGTTGCTAACTTATGCCGTCTATCAGAACCGACAGGAAATTGATGCTGCGACAAAAATAGCCACATCGTCCCTTGGCGCTAATGGAGATGCTGCTGAGCGACTTGCACTCAATATGGTTGCTATATCTGATAAGACGGGTCAGACGATCGATGAAGTCGGTAGTATGTTTATAACGACTAATGACGGTGCGAGCGAAGCAATAAATAAGCTTATCGACGTTGGTTTTAGTTATGACGAGGCAAGGACAAAGGTAGCCCAATACAAGGATTCTGCTAATTTCACCGCCTTGAATGCTGATATTGATCAGCATCGACGGGAGATCCTGAAAATAGGTGATTCGTGGACAGCTGCAGCTATTGAGGTCAAAAATTATTACACAGCAGCGGATAAGGGTAGGCAAAACGTAGCGCTTGGTGGCGCAATTGACCCTACGATGAGGTTTATCGGCCAGGCATTAGATCTGCAAACCACGATGAACACACTTACCATTGAAGGTAATAAGGCGGTAAAAAATTCCGTAGACTGGATTAATAAGGAGTATCTGGCGGCAGACAGGGTTGCCGGTGCAGAAGCTCGGTTAAAGGAGGCAAGAGCACAGTCCAGAAAAATTGCTTTCTCAGGAAATAAAGAAGCAATCGAACAGGCCAATGCGCTAATTGCTGTAAGGGAAAAGGAACTTGAGCAGGCCAAAAAAGCTGGGCAGCCTAAGACCCACAAAGAAAAAGCCTATACAGAAGACGCAGCAACCCGGCTGCTTGATCAGATAAACCAGCAGACTGCTGCCATGCAGTCCCAGCTGGATGCCAGTGACAAGCTTAACAGCGCGACACAGGCTCGTATCAAGTTCGAGCAACAGATTGCTGACCTCAAATCTAAAACGCAGCTCACCGCTGACCAGAAGTCGATCCTTTCCCGTTCAGATGAAATCCTCCAGGCATATAAGCAGCAGGAGGCACTGCAAAATTCCGTAAAAACCCTGGACGATTATCGGAAGATGCAGGAACAGGTAAAGACGAAGGATGAGCGGACCAACGATCTGCTTAAAACCCGTCTTGAACTGCTGGAGAAGGCCAAAGCAACCGGGCAACTAAAACCCGGTGAATATGAAAAAACGCGGGCAGATATTTATCAAAACACCGATATGCAACTGCCCTCGACGGTTCGTAATGTTGTAGGAAACCTGACACCCACAGGAGGGCGACTCTCAGGAACTTTTGAGGGGATGCAGGGGCAAATCAACGAATATGGACAGGCTCAGCAAGAGCTCCAGCGCTGGCTGGCAGCTCAGGAGGAAGCTTATGCGAAGGCCGGTGAAATAACTGCCGAGGGTGAGGCCAGAATGACTTCTATTCGTCAGCGTGCAGCGGATGCAAATCAGGTCATAGAGGCTCAGAAAAACACCATCATATCTGCGGCCACGCAGTCCTTGTTTGATAGCACCGCTGAAATCATGCGAACGGGGTTTGGTGAGCAATCGGCAATCTACAAGGTCGCTTTTGCTGCGAGCAAGGCATTCGCTATCGCGGACTCAATGGTGAAAATCCAGCAGGCTATAGCAAGCGGTGCAGTTAGCGCGCCTTATCCGGCCAACATCATCGCTATGGCCTCAATCGCTGCGCAGACTGCCAGTATCGTCTCAAATATCCAGGCTGTTTCAGGTGTTGGCTTCGCCTCCGGCGGTTACACAGGCCCCGGTGGTAAGTATCAGCCAGCGGGTATTGTTCACAAAGGAGAGTACGTCTTCGACCAGGCATCAACGAACCGGATCGGCGTGTCTCAGCTTGAGGCACTTCGAAATGGCCAACCGCTTGATGCAACTCTGGGGCGTACAGGGTTTGGTACTGGTGTTCAGAACGTTAACAGCGATAACCGTAGGCAAACAACTGTACACGCGCCGATTAATCAGGAGTTTCATCTCCAGGGTATTACTCCGGAGCAGTTGAGCGCTACACTCAATCAGAATAATCGACAGCTTTCCAGGCAGTTAAAAGGTGAACTCACAAAGGAGGTTACCATGCCACAAGGAGCTTTTGGCAACGCTCTAAAAGGAAACTATACACGACACGGTCCTAGGTAAGCTAAACTGCATTAGCTGAGACTTGATTAGGTAGGTAAGTCTAACAATCTGAGTAGGTGCAAGAAAACACAAGGATCTTATTAATGGAAGCGTTGTTAACATTTACATTTAAAGACTTTATAGCTTTTATGATTCCTCTTTTTATTGGCGGACTTATCTTCAATAGGAGACGTAAACGTAAGGAGGTCCGAGTGAAGTTTTCATTTCTTTGGCTTGTTTTGATAGTCGGTGGAATTCTTGAAATATGCGATGATATCTACACAACTTATTCCTATAGGCATAATCACTTATATAATAATGATACGCTTACAACCGTGTTTAACTATGATTTTGCAAAGATTCTTTTTTGTGGGGTTTTGATCTTTGTTTCTATTGCGCTTCTTGTTCAGGAGTTGCTTTTAAACAAGCAGTCACATTGACGTATATTGCCTGTCGGCGCATCGCCATTTTTTATTTTGATATGGGGCTGTGCCGAAACAATGTGATCTCATATTAAAGTCAATAAAATTAATATATTGATAATGCTGTTTTTTTGATTTCCTTTAGCTCTTGAGGTGAGTTGATAAATATATCGCCTTGTGTGTTTGTTTCGATTTAATAAGATTTTTATCTTCGTTAATTTTAACCAAAAAAATTAGAGATTTCTTCGATTCCATAGTGCTTTATTCTGAAATGAATACCCTCCTGAGGTTAATGGTGAAATTTTATTCGAGATACTTTACCGGGAGACTGCATGACTGATATCTACTACCCACATGACAGCCTCCCTATGCCATTACAGGAAGGATACGGATTTCAGCCTGTAAGCCCGTTAAAACGAACCCAGTTAACCACCGGTCGCGCGAGGCAAAGGCGAGCTTTTACGTCCACGCCGACGCAGGCCAGCATCACCTGGTTTATGGAAACCGATGCGCAGGGCCTGGCGTTTGAGTCCTGGTTCCGTGATGCGTTATCTGACGGGGCTGCATGGTTCATGATGAAGTTGCAGACGCCGTCAGGCATTAAGTTTTACAAATGCCGCTTCACAGATATTTATCAGGGACCGGTGCTAGTGGCCCCGATTTACTGGAAGTACACGGCGACGCTTGAATTATGGGAACGCCCCCTTGCTCCTGCCCCATGGGGTAATTACCCGGAATGGATCGTCGGCAGTTCACTGCTGGATATTGCGCTGAATAAGGAGTGGCCAAAGCATGACGCAGATTAAACGCCTCTACGCCAGCAGCGGGCCGGAGGTGATCATTGAGACGCTGCAGATCACCATTGGTTCTAATGTCCATTACCTGTGCCAGGGTTACGAGGATATTACGGCAACGACGGAGAACGGCGATACCGTAACGTTTTCAGCCTGTGCGATAGACATTGCGCTGCCGGCGCGCAACGCGGACGGCACGCAGGACCTCAAATTTGCCCTGTGCAATATCGATGGTGTTGTGTCCACGGCGATCCGCTATGCCCTGGCTAACAGATTGCCTGCATGGCTGACGTACCGGAGTTATATCTCTACGGATTTAGCAGCGCCTGCGGCAGTGCCGTATACGCTGAAAATCAAGTCGGGCTCCTGGACGGCGACAGAGGTTCAGATCACTGCGGGTTACATGAACATCCTCGATACCGCCTGGCCGCGTTACCGCTACACGCTCCCTGTATTCCCCGGACTGCGTTATATCAGCTAAGGAATCCCAATGTTCAACCCTGATAAATACCGTTCTGTTAAATGGCAGAAGGGCGGCAGAGCCTACCCGCTACTTGACTGCTTCGGCATTGTGAACGAGATACGCCGCGATCTGAATTTACCCGTCTGGCCCGATTTTGCAGGGGTAACCAAAGACGACGGCGGCCTCGACCGGGAAGCACGCCGGATGATGCTTACCCTTGAGCGCTGCGAACCCTGCGAAGGGGCCGGGGTGGCCTGTTATTCCGGGTCGACTGTCACCCACGTAGGGATCGTGGTCAGTATCGATGGTCTGTTGCATGTGGCGGAATGCAACCCGGGTACGAACGTCACCTTTCTGCCGTTGCCGCGGTTTAAGCGGCGATTTGTCAAAGTGGAGTTCTGGCAATGACCATTCGTTTTTACCCGTCCCGGCTTCCCGGTGAACCACTCGAAACGCATGAGCATGGTGTAACCAGTATTCGCAGCTGGCTGGTGGCAAATGTTGAAGGCTACGAGGATCGGGATGTCCCACCGCTTACCGTTGAGGTTGAGGGGCTGTTAATTCCTCCAGGTGAGTGGGCCACCTGCGTGATTCGCCCTGATAGTGATGTCAGGCTTTATCCGGTTCCATTCGGGCTGGAGGCCGCCACAATCGCGTGGATCGGCGTCGGTATATCCGTTGCCGCTGCAGCCTATTCGCTTGTTTTGATGAGCAACATCGATACGGGCGGCTATACCTCATCCACAGGGCGGAGTCTCGACCTGAACCCGGCGCGGGCCAACACCGCAAAACTCGGTGATGCCATTCGTGAGGTGTTTGGCCGGGTGCGTATCTACCCGGATTATGTGGTGCAGCCTGTTACCCGGTTCGATGCCGCCGATCCTACGAAAATGCGCGTCCAGATGCTGCTGTGTCTCGGTGTCGGTGAACTGATTTATACCAATGGCGATGTCCGGGTTGGCAGTACGCCAGCTTCAACGCTGCCGGGTTTCAACATCACCTATTTTCCGCCAGGCGCGGACGTTTCCGGCGATGAGCGCAGCGAAAACTGGGTCAACTCCACCGAAGTGGGCGGGACGTCATCCGGCACCGGGCTGGACATGGCCCAGACGTCGCCGGACGCAGACGACATTATCGCAGACAGCATGACCGTATCCGGTTCGAGCGTAACGTTTACGGGGCTGGATACGGATGATGATGATGATAATGACGAGAACGATAACGCGCTGCCGCCCAGTTGGGTCGCTGGCGCCGTGGTCGAACTGAAAGCCCCGGCGAACTACCAGATCACCACGGCGGCTGGATACAGCGTTATCGCAAGCCCGCTGCTGACGGAGATCGCGCCGGTGGTTGGAATGCCGGTGACGCTGGGGTTTAACTCTGTCGATTACGATCTGTTTATCGCGTCATATACCCCCGGTCAGGCTGCAGTGCCCGGCACCGGGGGGAGTGCGGCAAAAGTCCAGGCCAGTGCGGCCCCGACCACCTACGATTTTTCAACCAGCTCCAGCACGTTCACGATCACCTGGCAGGGCACAACTTACACGGTGTCGCTGGTGGCTAACTACGTCTCGATGTCGGGACTGCTGGCAGCCATTACCGAGGGACTCACTGGCTCCGGCCTGGTTGCGCAGGACAACGGCGGCACCGTACTAATAACCGAGGCGGCCAGTCCGTTCGCGGGTGGGGCGATCACGTCCTCTGCGCTGCCTGCAGCTGCTTTCGGTGATGCCCCGGTTTACACCTCCGGCACGGCATCAACCGGCGGCAGCCCGGCGGTAACGGCGAATGTGACGCTTGCCTATAACAGCGCCACGGGAACAGCCTTTTCCGGCATGCCGGAGGGGGTGCAACGGCTTTCACTTGCTCACCGTGGGAATGAGTACCGCATTGTCTCGACCGACGGCACAACGGCGACGGTGGCGCGCCTGGTTAATGGTGCCGTTGATGAGTCATGGCCGGGATTCACCGCCCGGACGATGATCGACTATGAGGCCACTGGTCTTAACGACTCGTTGAGCTGGCTGGGGCCGTTCCTGGTTTGCCCTGAGAATGAAGTGGTCGATGCATTCGAGGTGAATTTCTCCTTCCCGAACGGCATCTGTGGCTTTGACAGTAAGGGCAAAAAACGGATCCGCCACGTGGAGTGGGAGATACAGTATCGCGTCTACGGTTCCGGATCGGGGTGGGTGAGTCACCAGGGCGAGTATGCGCTGAAAAACGTCAACGGGTTAGGTTTCACTGAGCGGATCACCCTCAGCTCTCCGGGGCTGGTAGAGGTTCGCTGCCGTCGGCGCAATGAGCAGGGCTCAAACAACGCGCGAGACAGTATGTACTGGCAGGCACTGCGCGGGCGACTGCTGACGCGCCCTTCATCCTATCCCGGCGTGTCGCTGATGGCGGTGACCGTTGAGACGGGCGGGAAGCTGGCGGCGCAGTCGGACCGCCGCGTAAACGTTGTGGCCACGCGGGCCTACGACTCAGGAACGGCCAGAACCATTTCTGGGGCGTTGCTGCATGTCGGGAACTCGCTGGGGCTGGAGATGGATGTCGACACCATCAACGCGCTGGAATCCGCGTACTGGACGCCACGGGGCGAAAATTTCGATTTCGCCACGGGCGACAGTATCTCAGCGCTGGAAATGCTGCAGAAGATAGCCAACGCCGGGAAGTCCCGCTTCCTGTTAAGCGATGGCCTCGCGACGGTCAACCGTGAGGGGATTAAGCCCTGGACTGGCGTGATCACTCCGCATGAGATGGTGGAGGAGCTGCAGAGCGGATTTACCGTACCGTCCGACGATGATTTTGATGGCGTCGACGTGACATACATCAACGGGACTACCTGGGCAGAGGAGACCGTTAAATGCCGGACGTCGGACAATCCGACGCCAGTGAAAATCGAGAACTACAAACTCGATGGGGTACTGAATCAGGATCACGCCTACCAGATCGGCATGCGTCGCCTGATGAAATATCTGCAGCAGCGGGTGACGTTCCAGACCACTACCGAGCTGGACGCGCTGTGCTACAACCTTGGCGATCGCATCGTGCTCACGGATGATATTCCGGGTAACAACACGATTTCCTGTCTGGTGGAGGCGATGACAACGTCGGATGGCGTGACAACGTTCACCGTCACGGAGCCGCTGGACTGGTCTTTCGAAAATCCCCGAGCGCTGATCCGCTATCAGGATGGCTCTGCATCCGGGCTGATGGTGGCGAGCAGGGTGGGTGATTTTCAGCTGTCAGTCCCGCACCTGAGCGAGTTTGATGACCCGATGAAGGTTGACCTGTCGTCGGCAACCATCGAGCCGATCCGCCTGGTGTTCTGCGGCTCAACGCGCCACGTCTACGACGCCATTGTAGAGGAGATCGCCCCGCAGTCTGACGGAACATGCCAGGTCACCGCTAAAGAATACCACGAATCGTTCTATGCCTACGACGACGCTACATACCCCGGCGACGTCGCGTAATACCCCATAACAACCCCTAATTAACTCTTTTCGCTCAAACCCTCGTTTGCGCGAAGCCTCTTTTTTGGAGCAAAAAACATGGCCTTTAACCCGGAGCTGGGGAGCACGTCTCCCGCTGTGTTGCTCGATAACGCCGAGCGCCTGGATAAGCTGGTCAATGGGCCCGCCGCAGATGTTCCCGACCGTGGCGGTGATCCTCTTTATTCATGGCGCCAGATGATGGCGAAAAACGATGAGGTCAGGCAGAACCTTATCCCGCTCAGCAAGCAATACCAGACACTGGCAGCGGCGCAGGAGGATATCGCGAATATCCCCGAGGGGAGCACCACGTATTACCGCAGCCCGGACGACAGCGCCCTCGCGATCGAGGTCATGAACGTTGGCGGGACGCTGACCGCAACCGGACGAAAAATGCCGTCCAGTCAGGCTGTAGATTCAGTGAGGGGATTAATAGACAGCCAGGGTGAAAACCCATTTGCAGTGGTGTTTAAAAATGGTCTTTCACCGTTCGGCTACAAAGACGGGCGACTGTATGCCGATGAATTTCAGAAGCTCTATTCTTCAGATTCCGGGTTAGAGTTTGGCGGCAGCATCATTGATAACAATCCGCCGGATGGATGGCGTTTTGTCATCTACTATCGAAATGGTCTGGTGATGTGCGGTCAACGGACTGACGGCACGATGATCGGTTTCGGTGAGGGCGGCAGCGGTGGTGGTTCGATTGAGCCAGGCGATACGGCAGCGGACTATGATTCCATCCGTAACTACACAGGCACGGCAACGGTACGGGATGTCGTAGGTCAGCGCACTGGCGGCCGCTTCGTGGTCAACCCGGATGATACGACCTCCGGGGAAATACCGGGCGGGATACTGGTCGATGTGCTGGGACGCCGCTGGTATCGCCAGGCGGAATTTGTCAGCTATGACATGTTTATGGCCCCCCGCGTTCCTGGTGCTACGCTCCTTTCTGTGCAGGTCGCTCTGGCGCTGGGCAACCGTTCATCCGCGATAGCATATCTGTCAGGCGTTGAAGCTGCCGATGCCGCTATCCAGAATGCTCATCGTTATGCGAACCTGCTCAATATCCCGGTTCGTCAGAATGATGGTGCCTTCCTGGTATTAGTTGACCATGAGGCAGAGGTTCGGACAAAAACGTCACTCGGAGGGTCGATAATTTTTACCTCCGCTGACTCAGGTGTTAACGAAATCCGCTGGGGGCCACTGCGACTGCTTGATCCTACAGCGCCTGAGCCAAAACGTATGTTCAATATCAAGGGTAAAGAACGTATTGAGCTCACTCCTGCTGAGCTGGCTACGTTCAACACCAGTTACTCTCAGTACCTGAAAAAAGGCTCTAACTATTTGCCGTATCCGAAACTGTATCCTTATTACGGCGGGATGTTCTATGCGCTTTCTAATGAAGTGGAGATTTACCGAAACGGAAACAGGGATAACCCTCGTGACCGGGTTTTATACCGTGAATTCTCCCGTATTGGTAGAAATGGCGCGCTGACGGAACGGATTGTGAAAGATATTCCGACCGGCTCAATTGGCTACGCTGCGATTATCCCGAAAGAAGATGATTTTCTGGAATTTGAATGCCCGCATTTTATTGAGCTGGGCGACAGTCGTCGATTCCTGAATATCGAAGTCTCCAGGCCGATGGTGCGCATTAAAAACCTGGTGCATACGTCATGGCAAACGGCTTCAACAAGTCTCGAAAGCCGCGTGGTTATTTCTGCTCGCGAAGTTTTTGACGTCTTTTGCGAATACGGAGAAACCACCTGTCACCCGGCGGAGAACGGCTCATATGTCATCTGCATTCGAGATACCTGCAACGTGCATATCGATAACTATTACGGACTGCATGGCTGGGGGTTTCAGGGGCATCATGGAATAAAGGGTTTATACGGCAACAGAAATACGTTTAACCGCGTTGATTTCCACAGCTTCGGGTACGATGTTTTCTTCAAAGATCTGACTGTGAAAGGCAGGCAAATCAACCTGCAGGGAGGTAATGAGTGGTCGATAGAGCAACTTCGTCTGTATATCACCCGCACCAGTGGCGATGCAGTGGAGTATTTCCTTAACTACGCCATCGGCATGAGGCAGGACTATGCCAGTGACTGCGATGGCATTCTCAATATTGATGGTGTCACGGTGATGTGGGACAGAGGGCTACCCGCATGGTACAACACGACCCGGTCATTTGACCTTGTCAGAATTATCGATACGGCCAACTCTCTTGATCAGGGCATCGACAGCAAACTACCGCCTACCATCACCATCCGCAATATGGTGTTTGATCTCGCCGGTATCCAGACCGGAAGACCGAATGACAATTTTGAGTTCTGCGCTGTTACGGCCTTACGTTCTCAGTTTACCGACTACGCGGTAACTGGACGTAAAACGCTGCTACCCGACAATATCACCGTTGATGGAATGACGGCTATTAACGTCCAGCCAACACAGAACGCTGTCATGTGCGGCATCAAATTGCCTGCCGACCTGTATCAGAACACTGTGGGCTCACGCAACAAAAAGGGCAGCGATGGGACGAACGCCCGGATCACACTGCGCAACCTGCACAGCGTTATCAACAATCCGTCCATCGAGCTGGCCGCAGCCCAGACCGTCGATATTCCGGGAGACGCGGCAAACTGGACCGCTGATTACCTGAACAGTGATTACAGCTGGATACCGCGGATTACCCTGGATAATTGCATCCCGGCAATTATCCATACTCCTGGCGCAAAAGCTGTTGTCGATATTCATGGCGGCAAGCTGGCGCGGGTCTACACCAACGGCAATGGCAACCGCTGCCGGGTCACCGGTGCTGATATTGAGCTGATCCCTGATGCGTCGGGTGTGACCTATTTCGCAGCAGATAAAACGCTGGTGACGGGCTGTTCATGGCTGAACCCGGCCAGTGGTGCAACCTATCCTGGCACGTTGCGTGGTTCTGGAAACGAAATGATCGGAGAAAGTGCTAAAGCACCAAACCTTCCTGCAAAAGCTTTTATTGAGGAATAATAAATGGGTAACGGAACACGAATTTTGTTAAATGCAGACGGAATTATTACTGACTGGGCGAAACAGCATTTTGAGCCTGTATCTTCGCCTCTGTCAGCAATAGCAAATCCGAAGGTTGCATTTGATTTACTGACTCCGGTGGATAATTCGCGTCATGGTTTTTCTGTGCAGCAGGGTGTGCAGAAACTGAAACAATACGGGCTTGAATTCCCCGGAACCGCAGGCAGTCAGACCACGTTTAAAGAGCCAGGACTGACAGGGCTTTCCTTCCTGACGGCCTTTCGTTTGAGCGCAGTTGATGTATTTCAGTATGTGCTCGATTGCCGGGATTTGACGCCCGGATCAGGTCATGGTTTTGCCATTACATTCAACCCGACCGGGCAGCGGCTGGAGCTGCGAGTAGGATGGCCTGACGGAAGTCAGGGCATTTATTATCAGTCAGGTATGAGTATTATCGTCAATAAGTGGTATGTGGCATGTGGTGTTATTTCCCCTAACCGAAACCATAAACTCACGCTTTCCGACGGCACTGCAATCGCCGCCAGCCCGGCAGGTTATCTTGCAAACGTAGCAGGTAGCCCGCTGATGCTGGGAGCCAGTGCCGCTGGTTCGTCAATGCTGAAGGGAGATATAGGATTCTTCGGCGCCTGGGGTAATGAATTTACTGCGGGGGATATCGCGACCGCCATTGCACTCGGTATCAATATCATGACAGGCAGGGGACAGACGGTATGACGCGGATTACTGTTAAAATCGACACTGTTTCTTCCGTAACCGTAGTATTTTACAGACAGTCGGATAACTGGGAGAGCTTAAATCCGTATGAACGTGACGACATGATCTCCCGGTGGGTAAATGAAAACATTGAGGCACAAAGAGCTCTCAATGGCAGCACTGGCTACCTTCTCAGCTGGAAAGTAAATTAACAATACATCCCCGGTTGAAACCGGGGAGTATTTTTAATTATTCAGTAAAACCTTTTTACTCTGTAACCAGTCAGTAACAGATGTAATTTCCGCATCTGACAGAGGACCAGAAAAAATACTCATTTCCCTCACCTTGCCCGAGAACATCGTTGTTCTTCCCGCCTGTCCTGATGCCGAAAGGTATCCAGCCAAACCAACCACAGCTGACGCAGATACAACATTCTGCCCGCTGGATCCCGGGAATGCTGTTCGTGTTACTACCGGCGCGTCATTAAGTTTGGTCCTGATACGCCTGTTAACATAATCGAGTTCAACGAATAATACATTGTATCCTGTATTAAGCCCATTGATACCTATCTGTTCTGCCGTCTCTTCAGGCGAGGAGTGCCGCGCCACAATTCCGAATGCATTATCACTGGTGAATTGCAGGCGGATCATTGGTACGTTAGAGCCTGCATTATTATTCATACCGATATGAAAAATAGCCCTGTATCCTGACGTGTAATCACTTGCTTCGGCTTTGATAAGCATTGCGAAAGACAGTGCGTCTTTTGCATTAAACTGTTGAGGGTTAAGAATCCGGTAGGCATTAATGGTGTTTACCGCAAAGTTTTCCGGGCTGAACGTCAGCACATTAATTCCGTTTTCTTTATCCTGCTTACAAACACGTGTTCGGGCTGCTGTATCAATGGATGGATAAACCTGACCATTCTGGTAATCATTAATTGACTCAACCCCATACTCTGAAATTGTCACGCTGTCAGCTCCCAGCCAGTTAATACACTTCTGGCGTGAGAACGGAATATCATTCAGTGTAAGCGCAGGATTTGCCAACACAGCACCGCGCATTTTAATAATTGATGTCATGTGAACCTCAGATATTTATTAATACAGCGTCTAAATCGAAATCACGATAGGCGTTATATGTCCCACGCAAGTAAACGGCAGTATTTGTGTCATGGTATTTCAGGATGCCATTGTCCTGATAGTATTCTCGGAAAACCAGAGGTCTACAGATTTTCCGGCCATCTTTAACCTCGTCCAGCAGGGTCCCATTCCAGGCAGAACCGTCATAGATATATCGGGTTAACTGACCAAGGGCGGGAATTTTCACCCAGTTACAAACGAGAACATCAGTTGCAGAAATGATAGTTCCGCCTGGCACATAAAACGTCGCATCATCATTATTCATTGGAGAACCGCAGTCGCCTATATCATGTATTACAGGTGTCCCTCCCGAAAATTGTGACATTTTCATTCGTCGATAAGAATAGTTGGATGCATTGAATTCAGCGATAAGAAATAATATCGACACCCCATCATCCTTGACTTCAAACAACCGTTTTGTGTTGGTTGGTAAAGAGGCTTCAAAGACTACATCAGGGATGCCATTTAAGAAGGGGTCAATATATCCATAAATCATAATATCAGGCAGCGCTGTGATTCCACTATAATTGATGAGGGATTTATCACTCCATTTTATTTTCATATATAACACGCGCGTGTCGGTCGAACGTGGATGCTGTTGGATCGCGAGATGAATGGCGTTCCCGTCCACACTCTGGCAAGTGGTCATATACAAATCGGAACCGCCGATAAATGCATTGGATTGCCAAGTCCTGCCGTTGTCTGTTGAGTGATGTGCGACCCAGCGCGCCGAATTCGTAGATCCCCGACGGGCAAATACCAGAATCTCATTCTGATTAAATGGGTTTCTGTAGGACTGGGCATAGGTCATATTTGACGTGTCAGATACAACCTCTGGCCCGGAAATATTCGCAGGATCTAACGTCTGCGATGACCACTTCCGAAGCCAGACATTCGCCCCGGAGTGATCAGACTGAAAAATCTGTATGGGAACTTCAGCACCGGCGCGCGTATCGAGCAAAATCGACGGTGCATCATGGTCGTCCGTTGATGCCGTATCGCCCAGAACAGCAGCGCGAGGGCCAAATTCATAGCACCCAAATTTTCCACGCTCACCCTGTCGGCGGCAGATAGCCAGGTTTCCCAGGATTCGCTCAGGCCCGGTCGTCCCCAGCCGAACGCCACTGAAAAAATAATCCCGCCCGAACTTCACAGCGACGTTATTGATCCACTGGTTATAGCCAATCTCACTCACCAGGGCATTGTCATAGACCTGGGGAGAAATAACCGGTGAAGATACCGCAACGGGCGTAGGTTCTGCACCACTACCCGGTGAGGCGTCATGAGTCTCACCGGAATCGTCAACCCAACGCAAAACGTTTCCATTTTCATCCAGTTCAACATGCGCTACGCCGGGTATTTGTGTGACGGAATAAGCCAGATCGGAACCGTATTTCAGTGATAACCCTGGAACGTGAGTTGCTCCACTATCCTCGCCGAACATAATGACACCGCTTTCCTCATCCTGTAGAAGGAAGGGAATACCGGGAAGCACATCGCTAAATAGTCTGGTTGTCACATATTCATCGACAGATTCGACATATTCCTGTGATGGAATTTTTCGTCCGGTTGCGGTCAGCGTCCCGCCAACGTTCATGACCTCGATCGCGAGGGCGCTGTCGTCCGGGCTGCGGTAATACGTGGTCGACCCCACCGGAATTTCCGCGATATCCGCCTGCGCCGCTGCCAGCGTCTGGTATTGCTTACTGAGCGGGATAAGGTTCTGTCTGACCTCATCGTTTTTCGCCATCATCTGGCGCCAGGTGTCCAGCGGTTTCCCTCCTCGGTCATCGACCGTCGCCTCTGGCCCGTTCACCAGCCGATCGGCCCGTTTAACGTTATCCAGGAAAATTTCAGGCGTGGTTGTTCCCAGCGGCGGATTCAGTTCAGCCATGTTTTTTGCTCCAAAAAAGAGGCTTCGCCCAAACGAGGGTTTGAGCGAATGGCCGCGGCTTTTTACAATCAGCTATTTCAAGGAGTTAGATCGTGCTGATTGGCTATGCGAGGGTATCAACCGGGGATCAAAACCTCGATTTGCAGAAAACAGCGCTGTTTCGCGCAGAATGTGAACAGATATTTGAAGACACCGCGAGCGGGAAAAATGCCAGACGGCCGGGATTGAGGCGCGCCTTACGCAGGCTTAAGCCCGGCGATGTGCTGGTGGTCTGGAAACTGGACCGGCTGGGCCGCAGCGTGCGCGATCTGATTACGCTCGTGTCGGAGCTGCAGGCGCGCGGGGTGAACTTCCGCAGCCTGACCGACAGCATCGATACCAGTACGCCAGCAGGCCGCTTTTTCTTCCACGTCATGAGCGCCCTGGCGGAAATGGAGCGCGAGCTGATCGTCGAGCGTACCCGCGCCGGTTTAGCTGCTGCGAGGGAGCAGGGGCGAGTCGGCGGCCGCCGCCGGGTAATGACTGAAGAAGTGGTGGAGAGATGCCGCAGAATGCTGGAGAACGGCGCAACCCGGCACCAGATCGCAGATGTGACAGGGGTGGGAGTGAAGACGATCTACAAATACTTTCCTGCTGCTGTCCGCGATCAAGGATTCCTGCCCTTCCCGTGATATGTAACATTTGAGATAATAAGTTATTTCAGTTTTGAAAACAGTTTGGTTTGTTCGTGAACGGTAAGAAAACAATAAGTTTTGAACAATTTTTAACTATTAACAGCAATCTTGTTTCCATCTCAGATACATGGGCTGACTTGTGGGCGTTAATTTTTCACACGGGTTTAAGCGCTGGAAGGCTGCTGAGTATTCGATATGATGATATTGATGGTGGCTTGATACTGATACGAAAACAGGGTCACCTGAAGGAGCTACGTGTTGAATCAACCCCTCCAGTGGAGGCGATGATTGCTCGTAGAAGAGAACGCTATCCAGAAGATGTTTATTTATTTCAGAGTCATTCTAACCGTGTGAAGTACCATCGCCGGCCGGTCACTATAATTGCTTTCAACGCCGCTTTACGTCGCGCCGCTAGATCATTACCAGATGTTAACGTAAGCAGTAGTAGCGCGAGAAACATACCGGACTAAGCGCCTGTCCAGTAGCGTGTGGCCGATGTGACAGGCGTGGGAGTGAAGACGATTTACAAATATTTGCCAGTACAATACGGCGATAAAAAATCCCCTTGAGCAGGCACACTCAAGGGGAAAATACTACATAACATCATTGCTGTGTGCGTCTTTGCGCTCATCTATCTTCCAAGAAGATGCCTAAAGCTTCCAGATATTTCTGGTCTGAGCAGTTAAAACATTGGATCGGCGGCCGATGTGATAGGAGGGGGTGAAGACGATTTATAAATATTTTCCAGCCGGTTAAGTTTGCTCACCTGCGAACCGTATGCAAGAGATCGCAGGTGAACAATTTGCTATGAAGGCATTGCCATAGCTGAAAAATTTTAACCGCACCCTGTTTGTAAAACCATCAAACAGCTAAGGCCTGAAAATACTTTAAGACTTACCTTACTCATTACATCAATGTGTTACGTCAATGGCGTAAATTGATAGCCAGAACCTATATTGATCTGTCGCCTTGTTAAAACTACTGTATATAAAAACAGTATAAATGTGAGCGAGTCTATTATGCAGTTCTACACGCCCGTTGAGTTACGCCAGATCATGCTGCTCCCGTTGTACAGTGACCTTGTGCAGTGCGGCTTTCCTAGCCCTGCGCAGGATTACGTTGAGCAACGTATCGATCTGAACGAGTTGCTCGTTAACCACCCCAGTGCGACGTATTTTGTCAAAGCCGCGGGCGACAGCATGAAAGATGCCGGCATAGGGGAGGGTGATCTTCTGGTAGTGGATAGCTCAAGGACCGCAGTTCATGGTGATATCGTTATTGCTGCTGTGGATGGGGAATTCACCGTTAAGAAGCTGCAGCTGCATCCGCGGGTTCAGCTTAACCCAATGAACCCTGCATATTCGCCGATAGTCGTGGGTAGCGAGGATACTCTCGATGTGTTCGGGGTCGTAACTTACATCATCAAATCGGCTGGCTGAGATGTTTGCACTTTGCGATGTGAACTCATTTTACGCATCCTGCGAAACTGTTTTCCGTCCTGACCTGAAAGGGCGTCCGGTGGTCGTTCTGTCAAACAACGACGGCTGTGTGATCGCCCGCTCGCCAGAGGCGAAGCCCTTCGTCAAAATGGGTGAACCTTATTTCAAGCAAAAGGACATGTTTCGCCGGCACGGTATTATCGCGTTTAGCAGCAACTATGAGCTTTATGCCGATATGTCCAACCGAGTGATGACAACGCTGGAGGAACTCTCTCCACGCTGCGAAATTTACAGTATTGATGAGGCATTTTGCGATCTGATTGGTGTTCGTAACTGTCGCGATCTTACCGATTTTGGCAGGGAAATTCGCGAGACAGTTCTGCGCAGGACGCACCTAACGGTCGGTGTCGGCATAGCCCAGACTAAAACTCTGGCGAAGCTGGCCAATCACGCGGCGAAACAGTGGCAGCGACAGACCGGAGGAGTGGTGGATCTGTCTAATCTTGAAAGGCAGAGGAAGTTGATGGCTTTGCTTCCGGTGGATGAGGTCTGGGGCGTCGGGCGCCGCATCAGTAAAAAACTGGAGGCCATGGGGATTAAAACTGCGCTGCAGCTGGCGGATACCGATATCCGTTTTATCCGGAAGCATTTTAATGTGGTTCTGGAGCGAACCGTGCGGGAGCTGCGTGGCGAACCATGCCTCGGGCTGGAGGAGTTCGCGCCGGTAAAGCAGGAGATTGTCTGTAGTCGCAGCTTCGGGCAGCGGATTTCCACCTACGAAGAAATGCGCCAGGCGATATGCTTATACGCATCCCGTGCCGCGGAGAAACTCCGTGGTGAGCACCAGTATTGCCGGTTTATCTCCGCATTTGTCAAGACGAGCCCGTTTGCACTGAACGAGCCGTACTACGGCAACAGCGCATCGGTCAAACTACTGACCCCTACTCAGGACAGCCGGGATATTATCGCCGCGGCGACCAAGTGCCTGGACGCTGTCTGGAAAGATGGGCATAGATACCAGAAAGCAGGCGTGATGCTGGGTGATTTCTACAGCCAGGGAGTGGCTCAGCTAAATCTGTTCGATGACAATGCTCCACGGCAGAACAGCGAGAAATTGATGGAAGTTCTCGACCAACTCAACGCAAAGGATAGGGGTACGCTGTATTTTGCAGGGCAGGGGATCCAGAGTGCGTGGCAGATGAAGCGGGAAATGCTATCGCCGCGCTATACGACAAGGTACAGTGATTTGCTCAAAGTTAGTTGATTCAGTCCATTAATTTTGACATGTGTTATTGCTGGTTCTGTGGCTAGTGTAGTTCGCTATGAGCGAAGAGCGGGCGTGATCTTTAATATAGGTCGACATCATGGCATGCACATCTAACGCTTGGACTGGTTAATCGATTAAAAATATGCTTGAATGATTCACTCTAAAAGGAGGTAGTATGTCAAATGACGCGTTGATGATTGCAAGTGCTATTTTAAACTTGCAGCAGGAGTCGAGTATTTTTAAAGATTATATTTTTCCAACCCTAACTACATCAGGCTCTGTATTTCTTGGCTATTTAGTGGCTAATAATTCATTTACCAAACAAGAAATCATAAAATCAGAGATTGAACGAGTCAATAATTTCAACAAATTTCTCGTTGCAATAGATAGTGGAATGCAAACACTTATAGCAGTGAAAAACACGTATAAGGGAAGAATAAATACAAATCCCATAGAAAGAGCACTGAGCATCCCAAAAATTAATTGTTATTTTTCACCAACACCAGATGTGACATTGGTTGTTTTCTTAGCAAAGGCCAATAAATATAATGAGGCTGGTAATTTTTATGAAACATGGAACAATCTTCCTCGTATAAATGCTATGTTAGGGAATTTTCAATATCTCTACGATCTAGTTAACCATCGCAATGATGTATTATCTCAATTGCGTGAATTCTATCAAATTAATACTCTAGGGCAAAGCTTTCTTGATCCGAATTCGCTAACCGCTGATCAATTCAAAGTTTTGAGAACAGCTATTGATTTAACAGAAGGTGTTGTGTGTATGGTTGAGGGGTTACTTAAAGAATATTACTCATGCTTAAAAAATCTACCCAATGCTGCTAAGTTGTCCATAAATGAAAAGTTAACTAAACATCATGTCGAAATATTAACTTACACAAACCCATCTCCTCAATTTAGAGATTCATTCTCCCCTGTGCCTAATGTGGATATTTCAGAGCTAGCTAGGTTGCTGGGAACAACAGAGGATGTTGCAAGAAGTTCATTCATTACAGGGTATGAAAACGTACCGCCCTTGTTTTAGTTAAGCCTAAATTTAGATGTATATAAATGTGGCTCTATGACAACATTGACGTATAGTGCCACCACAAACTCTTTTACCTCAAAAAAATTACATAACAGCAAGGTTTATTTCTGTTAATGAATAATAACTACTGGTGGTTTAAATAAATATCTTTGTCGTAATTTCCATAAAAATTAATATTTCTCCAGTTCCTGAATTAAAGTTACGAAGATTAAATGCGCTGTATTTACCACTTATCAATGGCGGCCCACTAATATTCGCTTCTGACACGAAGTTGACCACCTGAATCATCGATAGGTCTGATATACACGAAGAGAGGACATTGGCAGTTGCACTGCAACTGATTAATAATACCAACCAACCTTGAGTAAACAAAAAGCTTTAGAATTTCTTCTAAAGCTTATATCCTAACTGTAACTTTAATGAAGAATTTTATTTAAATTCTCATTGAAATCATTTAGACTTTTAATTATTTTGTCAAAAATAAAATCTAACGCATGACTATAACCTGATGCTAAAGTTGCACAATCAAAACCAAGATTGGCTAAATGTTCGATGGATTTACCAACTGCTTCGTGAGCTTCGGCATTTCTCAAATCGTTATTAATAAAAAGAGCCGACAATTTAAGATTAGGCGAATTAAATATTGTAAGTTCATTAGCATTTTTAAGTGCTGATGGCTCCTCATTCTGTTCAATAATTACATCCGTAAAGTTTAGTATTCCTTGTAATAACTTCAGCGTTTGCAATCTTTCAACATCCTTAGCGTTAACACCCATTGCAATGCTTAGTTTCTTTAGTGTACCTATTTTAATCTTATTGATGATCTCGTTTATAGTCTTGCATCTCGCTAAGAAATCTTGTTCTTGCATATCGCTTGAGGCTACATGAGAAAGCTTTTGCAGTACAGGATAGTTTCTTAGGCCTTCAGCATCAAGTTCATCTTTATTATATTCAAAAATATCAGAACCCGATAGGGGAACATCTAAACACCTTCCTAGGGATACTAGATTCTCATTAATGTTAGCTAGTTCTCTAGCAAATCTAAAAGTCTTAGAAACAATATGTTCAACATCTAATGAGTTAACGTCAATAAGATTTTCATCTTTCGCATATTCAAACACATGATATACTTCCTTCTCTGGAACTCCTCGATAAAGTTCATAAAAAGGCATTTTTACTAAGTTTCTGCCGATTCTGATACAGTCTCTAAACGCCCACTGCGCGCCATAACTAGGGCTTACTTGATAATGGTCATTATAAAAAAATGGAATAGCTTCGTAGGTTTTATCTTTCTCATATTTAGTAAGGAAAGCATCATCAACATATACGTATTCGATTTTTGTATAATCGCTGGCTCGGGACCTTGTCATCGGAACCGTATGCCCAGGCCATATTAATGTATTGACGTCTAATTCAACGCAAAGCACTGGCTGAACAGATTGAACAGTTCCCCATGCTTGAAGTATTATCCTATCTCCATGATCAACTATATTTAAATCAATCCAAGGAAGCTTTAATACAAACTGATTAGAACCTGATAAAAGACCGAGGACCTCTTTGGTTCGTTCGATAAAGGCTTCGAAGTAAAAAACTTTTACTCCTACACAACCTTTCATCCATAAATATTTTCTGAGGTAATCATTCCTCATTGTCCATTTTACATCTTTATTGCTTTTGAAATAATATTCACTTGAGACATTTCCTTGTGCGACTCCATAAGAAGGCGAAGCAACTTCATCAAATAATACTTTTTGTTCATCATCACCTATGAGCCTTGGTTTTAAACCCAGTTTCATCCAGACATCTTCGGCCAAAAAAAAGGAGTAGTGAGAACCAGACCCCCAAGAGGCTACAATATATCCATAACCTGAAATAGAAATATCTATCCCCCAAGCTGCACCTTTCTCTGTGCAGTATGGCGTAGAATACGTAACGACCCCCTCACTGGATTCACGTAATACACTTAGTTTTGCTACATCATCTTCGGGAACTACGGCCATGATCATATGAGTATAATCATAATCATCTTGATATTTATTTCTTTCGTAACGATGAGTTACAGTTACATCTCGCTGTGGGTTGGAATTGTCTTCAATAAATAATAAATCCTTCAAACCTTGAGGTATTTGCTCAACCGGTAACGGAAGTTTTGATATATAATCAAACATTTAATAATCCTCTGTGATAATTATGAGCGTTTTCTAACTCAGTAATCATATCCATTTTGAATGGTTTATGTCTAACTTACTTTTGTCAATAGAATCATTATAGGGCCTTGAGTATTTCTGCAAGATGTGATTACTAAATGCCTGTCGCTGAGTCGCAGTATTATTTGTTGTAAGCTGCCTGTCTGCTTTTGGTACATTGCGGACGTTATGAATTTATAGGTGCTCAATAGACTCAATTAATTCTGGCCCTTGGTTTATGACATTACCCACGGTACGCGATACCGGGTGCCATGCAAAATGGTCCGCTGACACTGAGCCATCGGAAGCAATCTCGGTGGCTTCCTTACTTCCTACATCCTGCCTCAACCATTCTCGCGCTGCTTCCGGCGTCAGAACCAGCGGCCGGCGGTCGTGAATATCTACGAGTCCTTGATCAGCGGCGGCGGTCACAATAAGAAATCCTTCAGCTTCGTCGCCTCGTTCAAAAGGCACACTGCCGATCGTCGCCATAAAGATGGGCTTGCCGTCTTTACGGTGGATGAAATAGGGCTGCTTCTTGTCTCCTTCACGCTTCCATTCAAACCAGCCATCGGCAAAACAGATCGCACGACCGTGCTGCCACAGGGGTTTAAACATCCTGCTGTTGGCTGCGGTCTCAACACGGGCATTAATCAATGGCGGTTTATCCCACCACCCTGGCGCGTAACCCCAGTGGACCGGATCGAGGTGCAGCTGTTCATCGCGTTCGCTCAGGAGCAAAACTTTAGTCCCCGGCGCCACGTTGTAACGCCCAATCGGCTCAGGGTCGTATGCAATGTCGCGCTCGGCTTCATCCGCCAGGTATGCAAGATATTCTTCACGGGTTTGGGCTTGCGCAAAACGTCCACACAT